AGACAAAGCAGCAAGGGAACCGACAAAGCAGCAAATATAAAATTATTTTTATTGGATATGACTTGACGATTAAGGGTTTAGCTTTATTTTTAGTGACATCAAAATTTCATATAAATTTAAAAAAATTGAAATACTTTTGCTTTAATATATAAGTTGTATATTCTCCAAACCTTAAAACTTTAAAGCTATAACCAAACCTATAATGAACACTAATAACACCAACAATACTAGAAAAATGACCTCTTATACAACCTTTTGTAAGGTATGCCAGGATTCCGGAAAAACCGAGAAAGAATACACGAGTCACAATGTCCGCAACGCAAGAGGCACTTGTTGTCCCACGCTTTTAGCGCAAGAATGCCGGATTTGCTACAAGAAAGGACACACCTCGAAATACTGCACTCAACCAGCAAAAGGCGTTAGCGTAGCAAAAAGCGTTAGCGTAGCAAAACCAGTAGCGCAACAGGTAAAACCCCCCGTGTCTAAAAATGTGTTTATGTGTTTAGAAAGCGATAGCGATAGCGAAAAAGAGCCAGAAGTGACGAAGAAGACAGAGCCGGCTCCAGTTTTAAAAGCAGAGCTAAAGATTGCTCAAAAACAAGCGCTAAATTACGGCAAGATTATTGCGATTGCGCCAACAATCGTCGCAGCAGAAGCGGTCGCGCAAGCATTAAAGGCGGAAAAGATAGCAGCAGAAAGGAAGCCGGCGAAAATCGTTGTTTCAAACCACGCACCGATGAAAGCGCCTTTTAAATGGGCGGATTGCGACACGGATAGTGGCGGATCGGAAGATGAGGAGGATGAGATTAGCGCTTGGTAAGCAAAGCGACAAGCAAAGCGACAATTAAAAGCAAAAATGTAGCAAAAATGTAGCAAAAATGTAGCAAAATGTAGCAAAAATGTAGCAAAATGTAGCAAAAATGTAATAATATATTTATTTTTTATCTTTTTTCAAGGCTAAAAAGTCTCTAAGTCCGTTAACAATGTTTCCGTTATTTCCGTTAACAATGTTACTAGTTTCAGGCGCATAACTTTCATAAGTATAATGATTTTTCCATGAACTACTACGGTTACGGTTACGGTGACTACGGTTACGGTGCCTTATCTTAGTGACATCCTTCTTTTTGGAATGTCTTTTCTTGGTTCGTCTTGTTTTGTTAGTTGTCATTACTATATATAGTGAAAAAAAACATCAATCTATTTATCAACCAGTGAAAAAGCATTTTTGAACCCATTCGATAAAGAGCATCCATCTCCAAATATCAGACGCATATCTATTATAAAAGCCTTTGTTAACAAAAAAGGCATGATTCCGAGAGCGATAATTCATTGAATATACATATTAGAATAAAAATATGGATATAACTTATCGCTTTTTCGGCTTTTCGCCTTACGCTTTTCGCTTTTCGCTTTTCGCTTTTCGGCTTTTCGCTTTTCGGCTTACACCTTTTTCGGCTTACACCTTTTTCGGCTTCGCCTTAACGCTTATCCAAAGACATTTTCCTTAGAGAAAATAATATAAAGGAACCCATCTTTGTTCTTAAAAATACTATATACTTGATCCATTGCCATATTTATAGGAACAATAGTATGATTATCTCCAATAAATAAAAAAATAGCATCGGTGGATAAGAGGCGCATTCGTTTGCGAATAACATACATAAATTGTCCGACAGTAATATTGAAGGGAACTAAATATTTATGTTTATCGATATCTTTTATCCCGATATCTCTGGGATTTTTCTCACAAATAATGGGAATTCGGTCGGTATATTTTTTCATAATTCTGCTAGATTCGGAACTGCGTTCAAAGAATGAAAATCTGTCGATAAATGTTTTTTCAGAAAACAGCATGATTTAATATATAATATTTAATATAATATCTATTTAAACACATATTATCATAATATATAATCAATTAAATATGTTTGAAGATTTCGAAAGTCAATTAACTAACAAAAAAACAGTAATACATGTTCAGAAGCGAAATAATAGTAAATTCTTTACTATTATTTCAGGTTGGTCAGAAACAATGGATGTTAAAAAAATATGTTCTCATCTAAAGAAAAAACTACAGTGCGGAGGCCATATTGTCGAAGATGAAGAACTTGGGAAGGTGATGACATTTACAGGGGACCATAAGCAAAAGATATATGACTTTTTAATAAGTGAAAAAATTTGTAGCGAGGAAGATATAATTATAAAGGGAATATAAAAGGAACAATAAAGGAACAATAAAGGAACAACAATTTGTATTATTTAAAAGCGTTAGTCACCTTTTCAAACCAGGGCGCTTCAGTAACAAATGACTTCCATTTTGCGGTAACTAACAAAATCCAGCCAAGCATGAAGAATAATAATCTGGTTTCATAGGACATTGGGTCGACTTTGACAAAAGGATGGTGATAATAAATCAAGAGAACCGAAACAGATACAATAAATATGAATTCAGTTCGCTCTTTCCAATAAACTAATCTAGCGTCATACTTATCAAAGAAAGTGTCTGTATGAGCTAAAATTAGATGGCCTAAAGCGGCAGCAACAAAAATACATTTAATGATAATAAGAAAAACCACATAAATGTCTAACTTAGAGTCTACTTTAAGTCCAAACATTGTAATATATAATATGAATATAATAATATATTACAATATGGAGCTTACATTTACCCCCTTAAACGAGGCGTTCGCTATTCAACATGTTAATACACAATCTTACAGTCAACCAACTCGATTCAGCGGTCAATGTATTTTTTGTTCTAATCAAGATACGACCGCTCTCATGCCGAAACAAGATAATGGGTCATTTAGACAATGCAATAACCTGAGTTGTCGGAAACAATTTAGAGCGAATATTCTGAGTAAGCCGATTGACAATTATGTAAATGCGACGAATCATTTAAAAGGAACGAATTAAAAGGAACGAATTAAAAGGAACGAATTAAAAGGAAATCTAAACCTTACCAATCCAGAATTTATTTTGGATCATAACGAACATGATATAAGCTAACAAAATTAAATTAATAATAACAATAATAGGGATATTATGAATATTTCCAGGAATATAATTATGTGCTTTCTGTGCTTTCAAATTGTTACGCTCTCCAAAGCGTATCATCAAAAGTGCGATAGAAAGTAATCCCAAAATGAGAATGCAGCTGGTATTAGAGAAAATGGCCATGAGTACTTCGTTATTTAATATGGCAAGTAAGACGGTAATTGCGAGCGAAGCATATATAGCATTAGATGGAGAACCGTAAGCATTTGTTTGAGCCCAGAATTCAGGAAATGCTATTTTCTTGTCGCGACCTAATCCTTGCATAAATTTGGTGGCTGACATGACAGACAAAAAAGCGGTATTAAACATGATGACAGCTCCAATAATAAATACTGAGCTCGAGACCATTTTGTTAGTTAGAACTTCATATAACTTGGTAATAATATTATAAGTAGTACTAGCAGTTTTATAATGTAGAACGCAAAGACCGCAAATAATGATGGCGACATAGATCGCGGTAGTAATGCCAATAGATGCAATCAATGCGATTTTGTTATTTTCAGGGTCGGCAGATTCGTCGCTAATTTTAACCAAGAAGTCGTAACCGTTAAACAGAAAGAGGGACAAAACGGAAGATAAAACGAAGCTATCCCAGGGGACATTAGGTGCGGAAAATGTTTCTTTAAAGCTGACGAACTTGGCACTGAGTGCGATAATGCTGCCCAAAATAATAAGCATTATGACAGAAATTGTACTAGCGACAACTTTGGAAGTTTCAATTCCCATATAATTGATGAAGCTCATGAGAAATAGCAGGAAAATAGAGAAGGATTTTTGTTGAAAAGGGGAGAAATTGAAGGAAGAGAGGAGCGGAGAAGAACTCAAATATTTCGAAATGGAAATCACGATAGTGACCCCGGAGAAAATGGCGAAAAAATATGTAAGATAGAGCATAATTTGACCGATGTTTTCGCCGAGTGTAGCTTGAACCGCAAGATATTCTGTGATGCTAGATTTATATCGACTGTAAATTTCAATATAACATAGTCCCATGATGAGACTAATGGTGGCGACAACTAATAAAGCCCAAAGAGACTGATTGCCGCCGTATTTAATAGATTTACCTAAAATAACGAAAATCCCCGCACCGACAATATTAGCAAGACCCATTAAGATAAGATCGATTAGAGTTAGTGAACCGGCCATAGTTAGTTAATATATTAACATGATAAATTTATTCAAATGCTTATATACTATTTGTTAGTTTGTAAACAATTCAGAGTATAAATAATAAGGAACATTTAATAAGGGAACATTTAAAAGTCATTTATTTTAAGTGCCTATTGTATATGTCCTTTATACAATTAACTAATGTATTGGTAGAAAAACTTGTTTTAATTAGTTTGTTAGTTTCAGTGATAGGTTCTGGATATATATTTGTAGTATCTATTTTTTTACAACAAACAAGCTTCGCGGGATTTTTCAACACTTGGCATTTCCCAATGTTGTTAGCGATATTTATAGATATTGCTTTTTATAAACATATAAATAGAATGAAAGTTTTATAACCTATTCTAATGATTAAACTAACAAATTTGTATGAATATATAATAGAACCAATGATAAAAACAATACCAATACCGATAATAATAATAGTATTAATCTTAATTTTGATATTTTGTCAAACTAACCTAACAATACAAACAACCAATTTATCATATTATAGTTTATTATTGTTATTAGCAATTCAATTATGTTTATGTTATTATGGTCTAATTCATCAACAAATATATATGCTAGTAATACCTGGTATGATTTTGTTAGGTTTACTTTATACATTGTATATAAAACAAATCTATGTTAAAGAATCGGAAATAATACAGGAGCTAAAAGAGAAGGATATTATAGAGACAACTAACATTATTTGTTAGGTATAAAGTGTAACGGATAAAGTGTAACGGATAAAGTGTAACGGATAAAGTGTAACGGATAAAGTGTAACGGATAAAGTGTAACGGATAAAGTGTAACGGATAAAATATTTTAATATCTTTTAGCCCAAAAAGGACTTAAAGGCAACTAGTCTTATTAATATGGGGGCGAATATATGATATAAACAATGTTTATAGATTGTTATTCGTCCTAGTAGTTTCTTACAGCAATCACCTCAAATTTTTATAGATTTAAAAAAAAAGAAAACTAGCGACAAGCATATAGCGACAAGGATATAGCGACAAGCATATAGCGAAAAGCGACAAGGATATAGCGACAAGCATATAGCGACAAGCATATAGCGACAAGCATATAGCGAAAAGCGACAAGGATATAGCGACAAGCATATAGCGACAAGCATATAGCGAAAAGCGACAAGGATATTATATCCATTACAGCAACCACCTTTAAAAATAAAATATAAGGAGATATTTAATAATATCGACCGATTAGGAGCAGACGCAAATGAGACGCAGGAGCAAATGAGACGAATAAAGGTAAACAAGTATTTAAATAATGAAAGTTTGCGCTAATTATATCGACTTAAATTTATGGTCTTATGGTCTTATGGTCTTATGGTCTTATGGTCTTATGGTCTTATGGTCTTATGGTCTTATGGTGTAGTGGTTAGCACTCGAGACTTTGATAATGGAAGACATCTCGCATCATGGGTTCGAATCCCATTAAGACCTATTAATTCAATAATTAATATTTAGAAGAAATCAAATTATTTAATATTAATTTACAAATAATTATTTTCTTTATATATATTAGGAATTAATATATATATAGTTTAAAACAACTTAAAGAGAAGTTGACTATATAATATGTGAAGGATGAAAACAATGCCTTCACACTATAAAAATAAAAATCAAACGGGGTGGCGCAGAGGCAGCGTGTTGGGCCCATAACCCAAAGGTCGGAGGATCGAAACCTTCTCCCGTTAAAGCAATGACTAATCATCATTGCAACAATATAAAAATCAAACATTAAGCGGTATGGCGCAGAGGAAGCGTGTTGGGCCCATAACCCAAAGGTCGGAGGATCGAAACCTTCTACTGCTAAAGCAATGACTAATCATCATTGCAACAATATAAAAATAAAAATCAAACGGGGTGGCGCAGAGGAAGCGTGTTGGGCCCATAACCCAAAGGTCGGAGGATCGAAACCTTCTCCCGTTAAAGCAATGACTAATCATCATTACAACAATATAAAAATAAAAACCATATTTTCATACAGCAATCCAAACTTTTTACCATATAAAAAAAAATCAACCATGAAAATAGCAAATCAAATTTATAGCGAGGTAGCTCAGAGGAAGAGCACCTGTTCGAACGCAACAGGATGTCGGAGGATCGAAACCTTCCATCGCTAAACGAAGTGACATTAAAACGAAGTGACATTAAAACGAAGTGACATTAAAATGAATAAAACGAATAAAATAAAGTGATAATAAAATAAAATAAAACAAATAGTTTCTACCAGCAATTAAAAAATGGCCCATAACCCGTAGGTCGGTGGATCGAAACCACCCATCAGCTTATGCTGGTGTAGCTCAGAGGGAGAGTGACGTAAAATGAAACTAGCAACCAACAAATTTAAATATTTTGTTATCAAAATATTTAATACAATTTTGTATTAAAACCAACAAATGTTTTCTACCAGCAATTAAATTTTCGACTTATAAACGAAGAGGACAGGGGATCGAAACCCCTCATCAGGTCACACTGGTGTAGCTCAGAGGAAGAGCGCTTAAATGAAAACAGCAAAAAACAAATCGATACTCGCGTATATTAATGGTTAGATTTCTATCCTTATAAGTTAGCTATCCCAGTTCAATCCTGGGCGTGAGTAACCATAAATTAAATATTTTATCTAATGTAAAATATTTAAATACTTATTCAATTTCATATTTGTAACGATCTTCATCAAAACATATTAATAAAATTTCGAATTTAAAATTATCTATTCCATGTTTTATGACAGCTGATTGTAAAGCCGGGCAACCAATACCTCTTTTTATTGTATTTTTATGTTGCATCCATCGTTTTTCTGGATCGGCTTTAGTAGTCTCTCCAATATAGCATTTGTTAGTAATCAAATTAGTAATCTTATAAATAAATCCCATTTATAACTAACAATATGCAAACATTTTTATGTCCTTTTTAAAATTACAATAAACAATTACAATAAACAATTACAATAATAATATATATTATCCAAAAACAACTTAAAGAGATATCCGTATTTAATATGTTAGAGCGACTAGCTCGAAACAATTAGTTCCTTACAGCAATACAACCAAAAACCTTTACTATAAAAGAAAACCCAAAAGGAACTTGCAAACTCATTTATGCTCTTATAATTTAATGGGAAAATAGGTGGCTGTTATAGTTATTACGATAACTCCTGTTACCACCCAACCCAGGTTCGATTCCTGGTAAGAGCGATATATATATTTCATTTCATTTTATAATGACATAAAATTAGAATACTTATTATTTCAATTTCAATATATTACACATCTACTTAAAGAACAGCCACTATAATAGTATATAGAATGGCTAATAATTATGAAAAGGTTGTTAATAAATTCAATGAAAGAAATTGTAAATTATTAAATACAAAAGAGGAGTATATTGAAATTTTAAAATCATCAAAAAATACAACATATAAATTAAAATATATCGCATCATGTGGTCACGAACACATAGTATTTTATAATGTATTCAAATCTCGTGGAACAGGGATAATATGTCCCAGTTGTAAAAATAAAGAAACAGGAGCTAATACAAAGGCAAAAATACAAAACAATGAAATATCTAAAATATACACTAATGAACAAGAAGGGACATTTATGAAAAAACTATGTGAAATGGTATGCAATGATTTTGAAATAGTTAAAGCATTTGATGGATGCAATGTAGATTTAATTTTTAAACCTAAAAATATTACAGAAGATAAATGGGTAGGTATCCAAGTAAAAACAATGGGTATACGACATTTGACATATAGTTTTCATTTACATAAAACATATATAAACTGTTTACTTTTATTTTATTGCTGCGAAGATGAAAGTATGTGGTTAATACCGGAAAATACTATATATGATCAAACCAAAGTTAGTATTGGTTATAATAAATCAAAATACAATATTTATAAAATAAATAAAGAAAGTATATTTGAAAAATTAAATGAATATTATGAAACTACAAGTAAATTTACATTTGAAGAATTAGATACACCTATTAATATTTATCAACAGCGAGAAAAAGAATTTAGAAAATTTCGCGAAGAAAAGGTGGATTTTATTAAATTTGAATATGAAAATATGGAAGCAACTGTATATGATTTTAAAATAGGGAATATTAAAATACAAGAAAAGGTTACAAAGATAAGCGATGACAATAAATGTATGTTTCAATTATGTAAAAATAATGGAACTAAAAATGGAAAACAAAATCAAAAACAATACGATATAGGTGACAATGATTTTTATTGGTTAAATTGCGATGATAAAAAAACATTTTTTGTAATTCCAGAAGCAGCATTAATAAATAGAGGCATTATTGGAAACATTGATGGTAAAAGTTCAATGTTTTTTAAAATCACAATTAAAGAATTGCTTCATAAAAGTGTTTCATGGTTGCAACCTTATATGTTTAATTATTCAAATCTCGATAAAGAAAGATTATTAACTACACTAAATATTTAAATTGTATTTTGGTCAACAATATAACCAGCACTCTCTTTTAATGCAACTGAGTTAACTAATGGTTTTGTGATTTCGAATATAATAATTTCATCTGTTATCACACAAGTCGATTTTAATACATTTTCAATTTCTTGAATTGCTCTAGTAACAGCATTTAAAACATACATATCTATACTAAATGGAGACAATGTAATAATATCTCCGGTATCAAATTGATTTTTTGGAAATCCCCATTCAACCTGTTTCCAAACAATAGGCATGTTATTGTAACTAGTGTTAGCGTTTAAGAAATGTTCTTTTACTATTTTTTCGATACTCTTATTTCTTTTTGTCGTTTTTGACAATACTTTAATAGATAATACATGTGAGTAATTCATTTTATAATTATAATAAGAAAATATTATAATTATAAAATTATTTCAATTTTTTTTATTGAAACAACTTCACACACTCCCAAATCTTTGCCGACTCATCCAAAGTGAAAGCGCCTCGCTTCTGGGCCAAATTCAAAAAGGTGACAATAAGCTGCAGCGCCTCATTCTGATTGGCAACGGGCACATCGACAAGGCGAGTTTTAGCGGGTTGACCATTAGAGCCAAACAATTCGGTGGTAGAAGCAGATTCCATATTATATATATTAATACAACTCAATGTTTAAATACTTTTTTCTTAAATGCTTTAATAAATTGTTCCCTAAAAAATTGAAATTGCTTTAAGTCCTTTTACAATATATTATAATCATAAAGTTAAAGATAACCGCATATATAATATATTAAACAAACCCAATAAAATGTCTCAGTCAATCGAACAATCAAATTTTAATAATTTAAGAGCACCGTGTCGCGCATCAGAACCAATTATTAATTTAGCAATATTAAATTTTCATAATAACAGCGTCCCTGTTCCGGACTGCTTGATACCTCATGACAATTTGGAGAGCTCATTCGGCATAGCAAATATTCAAATGAGAGACGAAATCCCGATTATACCCGCAATCCATCTTAGCTTCACCATCGACCGATCAGGGTCCATGTCGTTTTTGTGCGCGGATGGTCGGACGAAAATGGAGCATATTATTCATACTCTAGAAAACATGATACGAATTTTCCACCAAAAAACAGATACTAAAATTTCCATCAGAGTTCACTCATTTGATGGAGCCATTTATGTCGATGTAGCAACTATTGAAGACCTAGGACAAAAGAGCCAGCCCGAGTTAGAAGCAATTATTCACAGAGTTCGGCAAATATCGCCAGGTGGAGCAACAAACATTGAAAAAGCACTAATCGCGTCAAACAATCATCTAGACGCTTATATCGAGAAACATCCTTCCATCCGAGTCGTTCAGCTTTTTATGACAGATGGCGAAATATCAGAGGGAAGCACTGACAATAAATATTTAAAGTCACTGGTAAGTAAAAAATATCCCAACATTTTCATGGGCTACGGGCTAGAACACGACGCGCTTCTGTTAAAATGCTTGGCATCAGACGGCCAGCATAACGAATATCGGTTTGTCGACAATTTAGAAAAATCCGGACTTGTTTATGGCGAAGTAATTCATCAACTTCTTTATCCCGCGTTGGAAGAGGTGAGCCTTTTCGCGGAAGGCTGCGAGCTATACAATTACGCGACAAATACATGGAGCTCAAAACTAGATGTCGGCAATTTGGTTTCAGAACAACATAAAATCTTCCACATCAGAGCAACGACGCCAGATAAGGCGCAAATCGCGATTTATGGTAGAACAATCCACGCGACTAGATATAAAGAATCATTGTCAAACACAATCGAATTTCAAACGCACGCCCTACCAGTCAATGTAAGTATAGGAACAAAATGCGACCTAACAAATTATTTATTTAGACAACATACTCAGGAATATTTGTTTAAAACCAATAGACTTCTAGAAAGTCAATACGAAATGAGTAAGACACCCTTGAACCCACTGGCTAAATATAGCATGTATTATCAGTCGCAACCGGAGCCATCGAAAAATGACGAAGCTGTCCAGCAAATTAGAAAAGAAAAGGAAAGCCTGAAGCAACAAATGAAAGACTTCTTCAAATCTATGTTGGACTATATTACCTCTAAAAATTTGAAAGAGGATATGTTCTTTAAGACATTGTGCGACGACATGTATATTGCGCTAAAATCATTTGACACACAGCACGGAATGATGTACGCGGCCGCGCGGCAAACATCTCAGGGACGACAGCAAACATATTCGAGCATTCCCGAGCCAGATAACACTCCTATTGACCAATTCGACGATTTGCTTACGATTCGGCCACCCTGTTTAACTAGAGGGGTTTCTATGATGTCAAGACAAATAACGGTTCAAGGTCCAAATTCATATTTTCCGAAGCTTGCGCCAGAGCTTGCGCCAGAGCTTGCGCCAGAGCCAGATTTAGTGTCAAATCCAGATTTAGATTTAGATTATACACTAAGTCAGAAACAAACATCCGCCTATTCAAGCCTAGGAGTTCTAAAGATGATGCGAGAAGTGTCCTACAGACCACCTGACTCTGGATTGTCGATTGATTTACCGAGCGATACAGATTTGCCATTTCCTTAAATTGCCATATTTAAATTGCCCATATTAAATTGCCCATATTAAATTGCCCATAGATTTTTCCAAACATCACTTATCTCATCATTTCCTTTCACATTTAATTTAAAAGCGCAGCTATAATCGGGGATATCGTTCAAAGGCGAGCAAGGATTACAAGGACTATTAACAAATGAAAACCCAGTTACTTCATTTGGAATCTCGCTAGACGCAATATCAATCGTAGTAGTATTCTTAAAACCATTAGATAAATTATAACCATTCATTGTAGTTTTTTGTAAAATAGGATTCGAATCATCAGAACATTTAATTATATTTTTTTTGCTGTTTTCACCATCATTTACACCATATAATAAAAACTGCCCTTCTTTTGTATTCCATGATAATAGCAGTTTGACAGCAGTTTCATTATATAATTTCATAGCATAGTCTAGAGCAGCCTCGGGTTGAAATTTAATAATAGGATTTTGCCACATGGACTCGATATATTGTTTTTTTGTGTCTTCGGACCAAGGCCAATAACCTGTTTTTAATAATTCCTTCGCTTCCTCCTCAGTAGATTGTTCTTGAACAACGCTCATATTATACTGATTTGCGTTTACATTAACCGTATTTTGATACGAATTAAATTTTTTAATGGTATCCATGGACCAAACAAAACCCTCCTTATTTATCCCTAATAAGGAATTCAAATACTTATCTACGAACGGATAAAATATATAAACACCAATAATTAATAATAATATTTTACCAACATAACTATATTTAATATTCATATTCATATTCATATTCATATTAAATATAGTTATATTATTTCGATGACATGTGAGAAAACCGAAATAAGATAACAAATATGAGCGCAAGACCTACCCCCATAAGCATATTATTCATTCCTGCCAAAACAATAAACCCAATTAAGATAAGGTTTCCTAAAAAGGTGTCGAATAAATTGACAAAAATATCAGGCACTACAAACATGATTAACCATAACACAACTAACAAACTGAATAATCCAACTATTAAATTTCTTGTTTTTTCATCCTTTAAAGAAAAATTCATTTTATATATTACATAAATAAAATATAAAATTTCGACCCCTTAAAGCCACAACGAGCACCTTAAATCATGGGTTTATAAGGTCTATTAAATATTAAAGATGACGGCAGTATTATTTCACATGTCCTTACAACGAACCCCTTAAAGCATGGGTTCATAAGGTCTATTAAATATTAAAGATGACGGCAGTATTATTTCACATGTCCTTACAACGAACCCCTTAAAGCATGGGTTCATAAGGTCTGCGAAGCGAAGACGGCAGTTCCCTTAACCAGTAGACCCAAATCCCCCCTCTCCTCTACTAGTTTCAGGACCCAGTTCCGAAACCGCATCAACCACCCTAACAAAAATCGGCATCAAATTAGGAGCGCAAACCTGTAATAATTTAGTAAATTCTAAAACCTCACAAGTATCGGTCAAACAATCAAACATGCCAATAAGCGGACCTCTATATCCAGCATCAATAATCCCAACAGAATTCGCAAGACGCAACGAGGTCTTGGACAAACTAGATCTAGGATACATATAATATCCAGTAAAATAACTAGTCAAATTATCATCAGAAATATTTACAATTTTCGCCGAACACTTCACCTTAAAGCTCACCTTATTTACTACATCCGATGTAAAAGTATAGTCTTCAGGCAAATACAAGTCAAATCCCGCATTAAAGAAATGCGGGTCCGTAATCAAGGACGCATTGTGCTTATTAGCCGCGTTTAAATAAGCATTCTTAAGGACATTATTATCATTATCCTCATAATTATTATCCACATAAAGATTCAAAGTCATGATTTGCTTATGACAAGTATTATTTCTGAAACCGTTTGTTACATTGTGAAATGGGATAGAGGTGCCGTTTAAAAAATTCATATTATATTATATTGTATATAAGTCTTTAAATTATAATTAACAATATAATATTGTTAAATTATATAATGAAAGGCGGCAAAAGCATTTTATCAAAGTTCAATTTCAACGGCGTAAATCTAATGAACCTAATTTACAAAAAGAAGGAATTTCTAATATTAATATTTTCCAATTTAATAGCGCAATTAGGCATCACCTATTATGTCATGAATAAAACAAATAATCCAGACATAGGGATTTTGCCTCTATTTATAATTCAACTTGCCATCATTTACATTCTCGTATTAATTCCCATTCCACCAATCGCCAAATTTATCGTATTTTGCGTTTTCTCTTGGACATTTGGCGTGAGCATGTCTCATTTAAAAACCAAATATGACCCGCAAATGATCGATATAGCGATAAAAGGCGCGCTTGCTATTTTCGGGCTAATGTTGGCGGTCGGTGTCGTTCTAGTCGGAGGCGGAATTCGTCTTGGCTACCAGTTCGGGTCCTTTTTATTCTGGGCATTACTTGCGCTAATCATAGCAAAGATTGTAAACATGTTCGGTCCACAATTATCTATAGTGAAAAAAGTGCTTTCCTATGTCGGGCTAGGACTATTTTCATTGTTTATTATTTGGGATACCAATAATGTTTTAGACCGAGATTATAAGGGCGATTTTATCACCGCATCTATGGACTATTATTTAGATATTTTAAATTTGTTTTCGAATTTATTAGGCATCGGTGATGACTAATTATTAAATTTAAATTATTAAATTATTAAATTATTAAATTATTAATTCATCTTTGTTAAAGAAACTGCGCGCGCTAGCACATTACTAGGAATATTAACAGGAACATAATCAATGACCCGATTGCTTACGGATGATAACCGTATTTCTTTTAAAACCTTGGGTTGAATAACCGGAGCTTTAGCAACCAGATCCTTAGCAACCGGAGCCACAATAACTGGCTGAACAATCGGAACTCTTATAATCGGAGCCACAATAACTGGCTGAACAATCGGAGCTTTAGCAACCGGAGCCACAATAATCGGAGCCACAATAACTGGCTGAACAATCGGAGCTTTAGCAACCAGATCCACAATAACCGGAGCTCTTATAACCGGAGCCACAATAACTGGCTGAACAATCGGAGCTTTAGCAACCAGATCCACAATAATCGGAGCCACAATAACTGGCTGAACAATCGGAGCTTTAGCAACCAGATCCACAATAATCGGAGCTCTTATAACCGGAGCTCTTATAACCGGAGCTCTTATAACAGGAGCTCTTATAACAGGAGCCATAATAACCGGAGCATTATTAACAGCAACTACGAGTCTATTAGCAGCAACTCTTCTATTTATAATCGACTGATGATTATTTATAGTAGTGGAAACAAAATTAATACCAGACATATATATATAATCCTGATATAAATATAAATTAAAAAATAATAATTCATATTTATGATTACTTATTGTAATATTATTACAATAATTTATCTATAACCTTTCACAATTAAACCATAGAATAAAAGGAAGAAGTTGAACCAGCTAAATTAGAAGCAGTAATGTAATAATTATTATAGTTCATATTTGAAATAATAATAGGGCTTGAATAAGTGATATAAAAAACCGTCATTGAAACGGTCTGTTGTGACACTAATAAACTACCAGCAACAGTAAACGCGCCAATTTCAATATATACGGCCGGACTACCGCCAAAACCTATATTCAAAAGTAAGTTATCTTCACTTCTTGAGACAGAAGTAATAGTAGGTTTAGTCGCAGGTATCGCAGAAATATTAGCAACAGCTCCAGCTACGCCATTTTTATACATAGCCACTCCAAATTTATAGCGTATTCCATTTGTTAATCCGCTAAATGTATAAAAATTATCGGTTGTATCAGCCTTAGATGTAGTTCCGTTGTTAAAATACCGTATAACTTGAAATATAGTATCCGAAACAGCGTCCCATGACAAAGCTACAGTCCCATCGCTAACAGTTGCGTCTAAATTTTCTACTGTAGTAATAATAGTATTTTGTAAACCAGCCAACTCTTGAATAATACCATAAATCTTAGTTACAGAATCATTTGGATCGAAAATATAACAACGAATACTCAATGTAAATATATCATCTCCAATAGCTGTAGTAAATGATGTCAATTGAGATAAGGACTTAAAAGTTATACCGTTATCAATCGAATAATCATAATATTGGGTAAATGCGTTATTATTTGTATCGATTGGTCCGTCAAACTGAAAGGACATATAATAATTTTTCGGGTCAGCATCAATATTAGATACTTGACCAGGAGTTCCAAAAGGAATGGCGGAAACAGTAGAGAAAGCACCCTGTTTTAAACCTAAGACAGGATGCGATGTTACTGCGGCAATATAAAATATTTTATATTGACCATTTGTTAGGTTAATAAAACTAACAGAGGAAGACAATGCGCTACCAACAAATACTACATTTGGGTCTGTAGTAGTACTTAAATTAAACCAAGTGGTGCCGTCGCGAGAAAAACGGTAATCATAAAGAGACAACCCGCCTAGATCAGGAGTAGACCAGGACAATTCAAGTTGTTCATCTCCAATAACACTTATAAGCACTGGCGCCTCAGGAAGCGCGTAAGGAATGCTATTTGTAACAACACTTGTATAGCCTATTACTTCCCCATACTGTGGATGTTCAGTTTTAGCAGCAATAGTAAAGTCATAAGATTGTCCATTTGTTAGGCCAATAAATGTATAAGAATTAGTTAATGATTCTTGCCACGCGCCCGGGTCTTCTGGATTCATTGAAATGATGTATGCAGTAAGGGGTAATCCACCCAAATCAGTTACCGCGTCCCAAGTTAAACTTACAACTGTATCGCCCGGAGTAGCTACTATATTAGCAGGAGCAGCAGCTTGAGTATACGGGGTAGCACTATAAGCATCATTTGAATCAAATAAGCCGTCAATAAGTCCCTCATATTGATGGGATACAACCGCTTTGGCAAGCAATAAATAAGTTTGACCATTTGTTAAACCCACAAATGTATAGGTAAGATTTAAACCAGCAGAAACCCAATTAACGCCGGCATCTTTCGATACTTGATAAGAATCCAATGGTAAACCCCCAAGCTGACTCTCCGGCACGGCACCCCAAAAAAATATTAGTTGTTTATCCGCATCATATTGATCCGTCGTATAGCTAGTGGGGTCCACTTTGGAAGGAATGGCATATGGGATATTTGTAGCTGATGCATTCTCACCTAGAATTAGACCTTTATTAGGATGGTTGGTCACAAATCTGACATATAAAATGAGAGCAACTCCATTTATTCCCGTCAGCGAATAAGTATTGGTAGAAATATCAGTCCACGAAATATCATCAGTAGAAACTTGATATGTAACAAACGGAAGTCCGTAAATTATTTCCTCCGCAGCAGTCCAACTAAAGACTACTATTTCATCTGCTGGTTCAGATATAAGATTTTGAGGAGGACTAGATGCTTTGTAAGGATAAAACGATTCAGTTACCAAAGTAGCGCCTTCAACTGAGCCCAAGTTCATATGCGTTGTAAACGCCTTAACTCTTAACATATATGCTTGTCCATTTACTAGTCCAGTGAATGGATACGAAGTCACAAGTCCTACAGAAACCCAATTCAACCCATCATCACTCGATACTTTATAATCTTCAACCTCCAATCCACCCAAAGAAGAAGGCGGTAACCATGAAAAAACTAGCTGAGAATCCCCTTCAACGCAGTTAACAAAAATAGGAGCAGATGCTGCCGCATAAGGATAAAACGGTTCAGTTACCAAAGTAGCGCCTTCAATAAGTTCAACTGAGCCCAATCTAATATGCTGCGTAAACGCCTTAACTCTTAACATATATGCTTGTCCATTTACTAGACCATCGAATGTTTTAGAAGTCGCAAGTCCTACAGAAACCCAATTCAACCCATCATCACTCGATACTTCATAATGATCAAGCGTTAATCCACCCAAAGAAGATGGTTCAGACCATGTTAAAACTAGCTGAGAATCACTTTCAACGCAGCTAACGAAAATAGGAACAGATGCTGCTGTATAAGGATAAAACGAAGTAGTTTCCAAAGGATAACCGATAATGGATCCCAAGTTAGGATGCTTTGTAACCGCCCTAGATCTTACAGAATATGGTTGTCCATTTTCTAGACCTGTGAATGTATACGAAGTCGCAAGTCCTACAGGAACCCAATTCAACCCATCATAATTTGACGCATTATAAATCGATACTTCATAATGATCAAGTGTCAATCCACCCAAATAAGTCGGTTCAGACCATGTTAAAACTAGCTGAGAATCCCCTTCAACGCAGCTAACGAAAATAGGAGCAGATGCTGCTCTATAAGGATAAAACGGATCGGTTACCAAAGTAGCGCCTTCAACAAGTTCCGGCAAGTAAGGATGCACTGTAAACGCTTTAACTCTTAACATATATGCTTGTCCATTTACTAGACCTGTGAATGTTTTAGAAGTCGCAAGTTCTACAGAAACCCAAGTAAACCCATCATCACTCGATACTTCATAATGAACAAGCGTTAATCCACCCAAAGAAGAAGGCTCAGACCATGTTAAAACTAGCTGCTCATCACTTTCAACGCAGCTAACAATAATAGGAGCAGATGCTGCCGCATAAGGAATATTCACATTGCTAGCGGAAGCACCATAAACTAATGCATTATCTTCCAATACATCAATTGTAACTGCTCGAACATAAAAGGTATATGATTGTCCATTAGTTAATTCGGTAACTATATAAGAAAGATCCGTTCCAACACTTAACCAAGCATTGTTATCCATTTTGACCTCATAACGGTTGAGTCCTAGACCGCCTAAATTTGAAGGAGCAGACCAAGATAGAGTTACTTGCTGATTTCCCGGTTCTGATGTAAGATTGGTGGGCGCGGAAGCAGTTGTATATGGGATATTGGTTACCATATTAGATGCTGCGCTGAAAGTACTTCCTCCATTTATATTGAATGCTACACGAGCATATAAAATATATTCGGAACCGTTAACCAAAGGAACTCCATTCTGGTCAAGTGTAATATCGGCTGTAAATACATTTAAATTTACTGTAGAACTCATACTAATATCAGCCCATGAAACATTATCGAATGAAATTTGGTAACCTGTAATATCATCATAACCATTAAATACAGCAGTATCTAAACTTAGTGAAATCATTTTGTCATGAGAAACGGACACTAAAACAGGTGCCAATAAAGCATCGTATGGTTCTATTGAGCTAGTCGTAGTACTAGAACTGTAATATCGGTCATTATCGGTATTCAACATTTCATAAAACGAAACAACTTTAACCATTTCTAAATTCACCAATTCATCACCATTTCCCAAAACGATAAATCTAATAGTTTGCGGATCAGTAGTATCAATATTGCTTAATGTAGCAGTTTTTGTTTTATTTCCATCAATATCGCTAATTGTCGCACTATACTTAAATGTACCCTGGAAATAATTGTTAGTATTAGGAGATAAAATAACATCAATGTAAGCATTTCCGGCAACTAATGTCATATTAGGCGCAAAAGAATACACAAAGGGACGCGAATGAATCACCTCAGTGAACTCGCTATAAAAGGTAATACCAGTTTCATCATTCAGTATACTAGAACGAATTTTAAAATCATACATCAAATTGGAAGTTAATCCGGTAACAGAATATGTATTTGTGATAATATCAGATACAATTGTAAAATTGGAATCGGTTGTTAGTTTGTAGTAAAGCTCGTATTTTACATCATTATTAATAATTTCAGCAGGTAAAACTAGTCCCCAATCTAGTTTAACCGCAGTTGCGCTAGGACTAGCCACGAAACCAGCAGGGGTATCAGGCATCGCGAATGGAATAGTGGTAACAGATAAAGGAACACTGGATTTAGTTGTATCTACATTATTAATATTAGACACATTAGAGGTAACTATTTTAATCTGAATACTAGTAGTTGTCAAATTAGTTAAAGATTCAAATACAAAAGTGTATTGGTCACTGGCAAAAGAAGGGGCAATAACAACATAACTAGAATTATTTACGGAAGCTTGAAAATTATTGAATACTCCGCCATTATAAGTGGCTGGATTTGTCCAAACTACAGTGCATTTGCTATCACCTGGCATTTGGTCAATTAGCGCAGGCGCTAAGGCAGCTCCATAAGGCACTGAAGTAATATTGGCAGTTTCTCCTAAAACATCGATTCCTGACATGTAAAGACTAGAACCACTATCAGAAACGGCTCTAGCATAAAAAATATAAGAAGACCCATTGCTTAATCCCGTAAATAGATATGAGGTGGCTGTACCATTAGAAATCCAAGTAACATTATCCCTAGATACTTCATAATAATCCAATTTAAACCCGCGTAATTCTAAGGTAGATATATCTGGCCAACTAACATTCACACTTCCATCACCAGGAGTAGCGGATAAATGGAGCGCTAACGGAATATCATGTGGAATAAAATAATAAAAACAAGTATTAGCCACATGTTCATGGATAGTAGCGCCAGTAGCATCCACAAAAGTATAATCATATTTCAAGTTTACTACGAGCTTATATAGCAGACCTGTAACAAGTTGAGCGAATACGAAATGCATGTTATCTTGCGTTTTTGACGCAATCGCAGCCCCAACTATAGCACCACTAGCATCACACTCAAATACATCCGCGATATAAGTAATGACATATTTAGAATTTTTAACATATGTTGAATTATCGGAAGTAGTGATGCTGTCCAATCCTACTGAATAAGTTAAGTTACTTGCTACTAAAGAAACCGCAAAATAATCGACGGAATGAATACAGTAAAGTGCGGGAGATTCCACGGGTCCCCAAAGACCCACTTCATTTTTAACTGATAGGGTCACTGTAAATGGAGCATCCACTGGTAACAAAGATTGATTGTTCATGTTAAAGACAATAGGATCCGCTGCGGTTGGCGCCGGAACAAGCAATGCGGAATTCTCACTGGAATAGTAATAAGTAACCACATGGGTAACCGTATTGGTGATGGTAGCACGACAATCTATCAAGTCATAATCCGCCGCATTACTAGGCATATTGTGAGTAATTGTCAATGTTTGACCAACTGAATCGTAAATCGCAGCCGATTCAGTAATTTGATTGGGAGCATCAGTGGGAGCTGCTATTATGGATTCAGACAACTCGCTGGAAACTCCTCGACTATTGGTATAAAAACAGCTTATTTCATATGATAAATCATTTTGAAGATTATTTATAACATATGTATTACTGGAGCTATAATCCAACCTAATATATGTTGAATTTTCCAAAGGAATTTGGACATCGCCCCCAATTATTAGTCTTGATAACAAAATAAATGTCACATAAATTATTTGATTTGGTGACGAATTTAAGGTAAATGTAAACGATTCATCTGAAGGAACAATACTGCTATATACAGGTGCTTCTAAATCATCTACATATACTATAATTGGTAAGGATGAAATATAAGTAGTATTATCGAAGTACTTAAGAACGGCTACATAGTTGCCGGCTACTAAATCATAAAATACATGACTGCCGCCTGATAATTCAGTAGATAGTAACGAATATTTCTTAATCTGAATATCATTAACAGAAGAGGTGGCTGATTGTACTGTCGAAGGAATATCGGTTATAACTAAAATTGCGGTGGTGCTAGCTGTTATAATTGATGAATCCACTGCCCAGGTTAATTGAGCCTCATTAGGAGAATGGAAGACTTGCGTTAAAACAATAGGAGACGCCATTATAATTTATATTATTATTATTATTTTTTAAAAAAAAATAATATAAACTAATTAACTTACTAAACATCTATACAATCTATACAATTTATACATCTACAATTTATACATCTATAATCTATACAATCTATACAATCTATACAATCTATACAATCTATACAATCTATTCTATTCCTTCTTAATTTGCGCCGCAAATGTCTTCTTTAGCTCCGCATTTCCGACTTGGACTTCTGCCACTTCGACCCTACAAATAGCACATACGATAAACGATTTAGTTCTTACCTTGGCGCAGTTTACTAAGCATTCGACACAGTATTCATGCGAGCAGCTTAATCTGGCCATCGGCTTGTCGGCGCAGCACATGAAGCACTCTTGGACCTGTAAATTTTTATCGAGTTTCACCTTAATTTTTAATTTTTTCAAATGAGATTTGCTTGAGTGAACCGCTGCTACAGGTGCTGGAATAATGGGAATAATGGGAAGAACTGCCAGTTGAAACACCGGCGCAAAGGGTAAAACATTAGAGCCTAATCGTCTAATAAGCTCATTAATTCGCTGTTGCGAATAGCTCAGTCCAAATGCAATTAAATGATATTTTTCAAGCAGAAAGAACATTCCGTTTCTGAAATCACACATATCTGGCTTGTCATCAATATTCCACATCTGAAGAGAATCGTATGCTTCATTCACTTCTGCTTTCAATTGTTCCGATGCTATTTGTATAACTATCGGATCCATTGTTAACAATGGTCTAAAATAGTTGGCAATGATGATTGAGATTAATTTCAGTTTTGAATGCGAGCATCCAAAACCCAGTCGGTTACAAATGATTGCTAAAATTGGCTTTTGAAGCAGGTTGAGATATTGATACTGTTTACGCAGAGCGAACGAACTGGTTCCCATAAAGTGTTCAATGGCGTCCGTAAATACGGTGATGTTCGCATGGCATCCTGACAGAGTATGGGTTAGCGAATTACAGTATTGGCAGGGCATTTTTATAAGTAGGGTTTTAAGAGTTTGGAAGGGTTTTAAGGTTTATAACGAGTGTTTGGTGAAATATACTAGTCGCAAATGAAACCTAAAGTATTTCAATTTTTTTGATTAAAAAGGGAAAAAAATGGTTCACTAAAAATTTTATATTTAATTTATATGTAATGGGTCATCAATGGGTCATCAATGGGTCATCAATGGGTCATCAATGGGTCATTAATGGGTCATCAATGGGTCATTAATGGGTCATCAATGGGTCATTCTTTGCACGAAGGTTCACAATATAGTAACTATATTACGCTTTCTATTTTAGTGTTGTAAAATTAATTTAAACTTGAAATACTTATAAATCAAGTTTAAATTAATTTTAGTGAACAAGTTTTTCTATATAAATCAAAAAAAATTGAAATACTATTTTTACTTGTAATGAGTAGTATATTCCACCAAACACTCGTTATAAACTCTTACAAAATGTCTACTAAACAAACAATCGCTTCCGCCAATGCTAATAGCATCTGTATCCCTCGTGTATTTGCTAATATCACCGAGGCTCGTGTCAGAAAGGTCTTTGATGCGCTAAACATCTTCACTGTCGAACGAATCGACATGATACAGCGTAAAAATGAAAAAGGTGAGCCATTTCAGCGCATCTTTGTTCACATCAAAGAATGGTCTAGAACGGCCGACGCTGAAAAAGCACGAGAACAATTGCTATCAGGTAAAGAACTTAAAATTGTATATGATGAGCCGTGGTTTTGGAAGGTTTCCTTAAATACCTGGAAACCAAAACCCGAGCTCCTAACCCCTTTGTATGATAGAAAACCAAGAATCCGCCTGGATTTCGAAAATGAAAGAAATGTGGAAGCGGCTGCCACGCTACTAGGAAGCCTAAATATCAGCGAAGACCAAAGACCTTACAGAGAACGCCGTGTGGACCCAACATACTGCGACCAAGATGTGGCTCAAGGATTTAGTGACCGAAGATTGCCAAGAAACTGCGAAGACCAAAGACCTAGAGACGACCAAAGACCTAGAGACGACCAAAGACCTAGAGACGACCAAAGACCTAGAGACGACCAAAGACCTTACAGAGAACGCCGCGTGGACCCGACATACTGCGACCAAGATGTGGCTCAAGGATTTAGAGACCGAAGATTGCCAGCCCCTCAATCACCCGTCAAAAGAGAAAAGCCAATTGTCAATTCGCTCAAACCATTGACAAGTCCGTTGCCAATCGCACCCGGACTGCCTGAACCTGCTGCTGTCACGACTCCTGCTCCTGTGAAAAGAGACACCTTCTTAGTCGCCAAAATGACCCACATGTTTAACACAGAAATAACGGACGAAATCTACTTGGCCAACAGACAACGCGTGCGGGAATTGTTAAAGGAAGCGCGAGACATTGAAGAAGACGAGAGCGACCCCCTCAACTATAGAGGGGAAAATGGCACAGTTCCTGCTGCGCCAAAAAGAAAACCCCGCAAAGTAGCAGTAGAATAGATTGTATAACAAAAATGTATTATAAAAATGTATTATAAAAATGTATTATAAAAATGTATTATAAATATAATTAAAGAAGGTTTTCCTTTTTTTTTACCCGATACATAATAAATGTTAGTCGTAAAAACAAAGACATATAGTGTAAAACAAATGCCAAATACCAACAGTTTCATTTTATCACTTATAACTAACAACGCTTCTAACAAAAAAAACACCTATTTTTATGACATATATGAGTCGATTACAAGGACAAAAATATTATCAAATGCTTTTCTTAGCGAAGCAGAAAACAGAGAATCGTCCGTAGCCCAAGAAGCAGAATCCATAATGTTTACAGCAGAAACAGTAAAACCATTATCTATCCTTTTACAAAAGGGTAAACTAACAAATCGACAAACCGTGAAAATGATTCACGATTTAAGCAATCAAATCGCCTATTTAGAAACTAATATGTTAGCATTTTTCGGATACAATCTAGAAGATATATTGGTAATAAATGAGGATATTTATTTTATCGCAAATACAAAACACTTATTAAGGATGGAATCATCTGGTAAGAGCAAGAACGAAAGCAAACACTTATATTTTAATAATCCAATTGAGAAACCATATTTTTCAAATCCAGAACTAAATGAACTAACAAAGTTACCATCGAAAATAGATTATCGCGCAAGTTATTATAGTTTAGGTGCTCTGGTCCTATTTTGTGCGACCAATATATATATATTTGCCGAACTTAAAGAAGATAATCGCGACATATTAAAGCCGATTTATTATACAAAAATATACTGGTTTTTAAGGCGATGTTTTCTTAAAGATTCTAAGCAGCGAATATTGTTATTTATTTAATTATAATATGAATTTAATTATATCCTTTTATGATATATGTCCCTAGCAACCTTTAAAAAAAAAACAATAAATAGATATTCCTCTGCGACCAAGCGGTCCGGAAAGCCGCCTGGCGGATATTGGTTGCCCCAAGGCCCCTTCGGCCTGCCAGATACATTAAATTCCGTCATTTTATCAGACGCCATACAACATTATGGTCCTGTCGGATTTTCTCTACAGGGCGGCCACCGCAGCATTTCAGTCGGGAGAACAATGAAATTCAGTCAGCAAGGCACGCGATTTAGAGGCATTCATCCAATGGGTCACGGTGGTTCTCAGGGACGATATTATCAGGCGCAGCCCTTACTAAATGCCGGGCATAGCATTATCGAAATAAGGGGCAATCAGCAAGATTTTATTAAACCATCCGTGCTTTCGACCAAGGGCATGTTAGCCAAGCGATTTAGATGGGTCGCGTCGGGACAATATCCTAGCAATTGGGTTCAGCCAAATTACACCGGCAATCTAACAGATAGCGCCAGTCAGGGTCTGTATATTCACAACTTGAGCGCGGCATCTGATTGTGTAGTGGATACCAATGATACTCAGAAATATATCGGTAATATTAAGACATGTGGATCGATGGGGTGTAATTCGACGCCTGCTCGCGGATATACGATGGGTCTACAGCAGGCGAATGCCGCGTATACCAAGTTCTTACATATTCCACAGGATTCCAGTCAGCGAACACTGCGCATCCAACGCCGATGCGCGAATCCGAGACCTGACCAGAAACCGTTCCCCTATGCGGTTCAAACTGGGACGGGCATTCTTACGGGCGGAACAACGGTTACCACGGTTGGAAGCGCGTGCAATACATCGAGAACCTTTGACGAGCCGCCTGATTGGTATTTGGCGTCGAAAACGCCGGTTCTATAATTAATATTGTTATTTTAATATTGTTAATAATCTTTCCTTATCTATATCTTCATAATTAAACATATATGGTTGCAACCAAACACTCAATTTATGAAGAGGATTTTTAACTGTAACTTTTAAAAATATCGAGTTTTTCATATTATTATTTCCAATAAGTTTTTTATCTATTAACACTTTTTCCGGAATTACAAAAAATATTTGTTTATTTTCACAATTTAACCAATAAAAATCATTATCACCTATATCATACTGTATTTGATTATGTTTTCCATTGATAGTTCCATTATTTTTACACATACAAAAAATATATCTATTTTCTTTATCACTAATTTTTGTTACCTTTTCTTGAATTTTAAAAATTCCTATTTTAAAATCATATACAGTTGCTTCCATATTTTCATATTCAAAATTGATAAAATCTATTTTTTCTTTACGAAAAATTCTAAATTCTTTTTCTCGTTGTTGATATATATTAATAGGTGTATCTAATTTTTTAAAGATAAATTTAGTTGTATTATGATAATATTCATTTAATTTATCAAAAATATTCTCTATATTTATTTTATAAATATTATATTTCGATTTATTATAACCAATACTAACAGTTTTTTGATTTACTATAATATTTTCTGGTATCAACCACATACTTTCATCTTCACAACAATAAAATAAAAGCAAACAATCTTTATAAAGATTATTTATATGGAAATTATATGTTAAATATCGTATACCTGTTGTTTTTACTTGAATACCTACCCATTTATCTTCTGTAACATTTTTTGGTCTAAAAATTAGATCAACATGACATCCATCAAAAGCTTTAATTATTTCAAATTTATTATATAAATTTTGACATATTTTTTTCATAAATGTATCTTCTTGTTCAGTAGTATATATTTTAGATATTTCGTTATTTAACATTTGTGTCTTTTTATAGGCGCCAGTTTCTTTATTTTTACAACTAGGACATAGTATCCCAGTGCCACGATATTTAAATACATAATAAAATACTATATGTTCGTGACCACATGATGCCATATAATTTAATTTATATTTCCCATTCTTTGATGATTTTAAAATTTCAATATACTCTTCCTTTGTATTTAATAATTTACAATTTCTTTCATTAAATTTATAAACAACATTTTCATAATTATTAGTCATTTTATACTATATAAATTATTATATTTATATTCTTTAAATAATAATATAAAGGCATTTAAACGTAAACTAAATATATTATTAGAAAAACAACTTAAAGACAATTAAGTATTATAATATGTCCGGGTTTAGATCAGTTGGTAGATCTTGTGACTGTAAAAGTTTAGCCGTTGTCATCACACTGTCGGTGGTTCGAATCCGCCAACCCGGAACCAAAATATATTATTATTATCGATAAATAATAATATATAAAATCACTGTATTATGTATTAGAAATAATAATATATACAAGGTATGTTAGAATCGATTATTTTATTACCCGATGCTATTAAATCTAAAATATTAACCTATTATTTAAGTTATGGTAGCCCAACCGCGAAAATAATTCAACCAGAAATCAAGGACAAATGTCAAAACATATCTTCCAGTTTGTGGTTTGTGAAAGTTGATTATGTATATAATCATAGAACATATATGCTACAAAAATCTATAGGATGCTCTTTTGAAGCAATATGCGACCTAAGACTCGCGATTATCGAAAATAATTTACATCGAAATAATAGTGAAAATGACAGCACATCTGATATTTTAAACTCAATGCGAAAAAAGGTTATCAGTACTATTAAAACAATAACACAACATTATCTTTCACGAACCTTAGAAGAAGAAAAAAAGATTTTGCTTATTTAATTTAATATTTAATATTTAATATTTAATTTATGGATATTTAATTTATATTGGATAAGCTCCTAATTTAAATATACAAGCGACACAAGTTGTTCCTTGATTGTCGGTTTCTAATAGTTCAGAACAAGAATCGCACTGGCTTCTAGCCCGAGAATATCCGATACACATTCTCTTATCCTCATCCTCATAATCTTCATCATCCAGCTGATAATCTTCCTCTAGTTCTTTTGGCGTCATTCGGTCTCTTTCTGATTCTTTTTGTCTGGATTCCTTCAAATATCTTTTATTTTCTTCCCATTCTATTTTTTCTTGCTCAAATTCCCATTCTTCTCTTTTTATATCTTCTTCGTATCGTAACTTTGATGCTTGATTCGTGTCATACGAGGTATTATCTACCTTATGAATCCATGATTTCGGGAAGGCCGCCTTCATCGCTGTAACCACTGGCTTAATTTTATACCAATGAGCCTTTTCTGCTGCTAACTTTTCTTGCTTTTTTCCCCATTTTAACAGTCTTCGTTTTTCTTGTCTTATCAATTCGTCCTTTTCTTGTAAAATAAGAACTTCCTTTTCTAATTTTTTTACCTGTTCTGGATCTCGATTGGCCATCGCAACGGACGCCCATGCGAATTTCGTTTTTTCAGAAACGATGGGCGCTGCTATAGAAGATAAGACTTTAGGAAATTCGGCATTAAATTTCGCCTCTTTTGCATCCTTTTCACTACGCAGTGACTGCTGTTTTTCCGCAAAAAGTCGCTTCTTTTCTGCGTTTGCTTCAGACACTGGACAGTGTTTATTATCGTGTCCCATCTTGTGACAGTAAACGCACTCAGTCGTCTTTAACTTTTCTAGCTTTTCTAGCTTTTTTTGTTCTGATAATAACTTGAAGCATTTTTCTATTTTATGACCTGGTATTTGACAGTGTTCACAAGTAATAATGGGTCTAGTAGAAACGGCAGGTCTAGTAGAAACGGCAGGTCTAGTAGAAACGGCAGGTCTAGTAGAAACGGCAGGTTCTATTTTTTTATCTTTTTTTCCCCTTTTAACAACTTGTTTAAAGCCATCGGTCGCATTGTTATTGGTCGCATTGTTATTGGTCGCATTGTTATTGGTCGATTGCATCTTATAAATTTCAAATAATAATTATCGCCAAATGAAAAAATATAATTTCAATTTTTTATTACCGAATACTAATTAGAAACAGCTCCATACATAATCGTCATCTAAATCGCGGATATCTTCCTTGTATTTTTTATATTCTTCTGGTGTCATCAAATCAACTTTCATATTTATTTGCTCTGACAAATATTCTGCGCCTCCCTGATAATCTCCGCCATAATGTTTTTTGCCTTGATAAATACCGCCATTAATATACAGGTCATATTTTATGGATCGCGTGCGTGGACTGTCTGGAACCCGGTTACGGTCGATTTCCTTCACACATTCTGTTATAATCGGATGCGCATCTTCCTTTTCAGATGGTTTAGCAGTATTATTAGCAGTATTATTAGTAGAAGTCATTTTAAGTTTAGTTGGTTTATAAGTAATAATATGAATTACTTATAAATATTATTTTTCAATTTTTTTATTTCCTTTTTCTTCACCTTCCTTTTTATTACATTTTGCCTTGCTAAACATCGATATTTTTTGTTCACCGACGACCCATTCTTTTCCACCAACCACATATATGCGAGAGATATTTATATCAGGCACCTTATCCATAGTATCCATAATATATAAAATATAATAATGAATAGAATTTAACTTAGTTGCAGGAAAAAAAGGTCATACTATTGCTAGTAAGACCCTTTTCCCTTGAGACCTAAACAAATATGTTAGTTTATAATCCACTTAATAATATATATATTTCGCTTACCTTTAATAATAGTTGTATTTGTATTTGTATTTGTATTTGTATTTATATTTATATATTTATTTACGATTCAATTCATCCTAGTTTCTAATGGTCTCTGTCAATCATCTCCTGTTTCCAGCTTTCAAAGTCTTCTTCTCTCTTGTTTTCTAGCCATTCATCCAAATCCACTTGTTCCATGTCTTCTTCCAATTCTTCTTCCACCAAGTCGACTTCCACCAAGTCGTTGTTCTTGAATCGTTCGTCGACCCACCAGTCATTCGCATCTTCTGCTTCTGCTTCTGCTTGCTGTTCCAAGATTTGCTGCTGTTCAAACGCTAGGATTCTGGCCTTCAATTTTTGAACTTGGACTGGATTTAATCCCGTAACATCGTCATAAGAGTAATTATACGCGTCCAAAAGTGCACAGTCGGCTACATATATTTGATTGGCTATATATTGCGCTTCAGATAACCCATATCTTTGCCAAAGCGACAATCCTTCATGAGGGGCCGAGGCGAGCCACATCAATATATCTCGATTTGCCTCCTGTTTTACGGCCAATTCTTCCGCTTCTAAAGCCTGTTTTTCCGCGAATGCTTCTTCACAGCCATCATTTTCTCCTAAAATCTGATCATCGTAGTATTTCAAAAGCGTCGCTTGCGTTTCATTTCCAGGGTCCGAAAGCTTCCTATTATGAAGCACATTAGGCACATTTATTTTTTTAATCTTACCTGGGTCTGTTATCACTGGTTCCTTTGCCTTTGTCGTTGTCTTTGCGTCATTCTGATGCCACTGCAAAAGACCGTCATATGTCAGCGGGAAAACAGCTCGATCCTCTTCCACCGCTTTCAGCCGCATATCTGTCTTTTTCTTATGCGCTTCTGCTTTGTCCAAGGCCTTTTTGCCGTGCGATTTTCTGTCTTTTTTCGTGTTGAACGGCATTCCGTTTTCTACGCAAAATCCATTTTTATCAAAACTACAACTATAGCTGTCGCTAAGAGTAGCGGAACTAAAGTTATTGTTATCGTTATTAGTTTGGGGGTTCATTTTAGCTTTAAAGTTTAAGAGTTTGGGGAGTAATACTACTCATTATAGACGAGCAAAGTATTTCAATTTTTTCTGGTTTACATGGAAATTTGGCATCACTAAAAATATTGGTTCCCTGGGGCGAGAGCCTACCACCCAGATGGTTGTGCCGCGTCATTTTTTGCCGGTTCGAAACGGCAAACGAAACAATATCGAAGAAGTGACCAATTGCGCGTCAATTATCTCCGGCTGCTCTATATCATAGAGCTTATAATATTCCTCATAATAATTGTCAAAATCGTTGTTAGTTTGAACAATACAATTATTAAATGGATCCATTAGGTTTTTAATAAAATCATTCATCTCTTCGGGGTTTTTATAATTTGTATTATAATCGCCAAAACAAAGGCTACTCCGTTGCTCTTCTGCGTTTTTTATCTCCTTGTGAAACATCTGGTCTATTATAGAAAATGCGGACTTTAATAATATGATTTCCTTCAACAGGTGACGCTTCTTTTTAAATAATTTGATTAATATATTAGCGATTATTTTTATCTTTTCCTTATTACTACCACATGTGCTTTCATTCTCGTATATATATTTCAAATGGCAGAAATAGCGTATTTCATTTTTCACATTTGTTAGATCGGTAATTGTCTTTTTACGCTGATCATCTATTCTTTTTATTACTGAAAATATATTGGTATTATAAATCACCGGATAGCGCAATCGAATCCTTCTCGGAATAAGAAACTGATTCGTATCCTTTATTTCTCCAATTTTCTTCTCCACATCATCTAATTTTTGTTTCATTTCATTTTCGATTTCCAAACTCTTGGTATTTATTTTTTCCTTTAAATTAGTTATTTCATCCTTTTCATTACAAATATTATTACATTTATCGTTACATTTTTCACATACAAGATTACATTTCGATTCACTCGCCGATGTCTTAGATTCCGTCTTAGATTCACTCGACATTTTATGGTCAATATCTTCTTTAATCTCGTCTATTTGATATTCCATTTTTTGTAAGTCATTATATCTAAATAATAAGACAGACCCTGAGGTAAATTCGACGGTGCTTTGTAATTTATCATATTGATGTGATGAAATTTTATGCGCCTCTGATGCCGCATCTAATTTGAGATAATTAACTACTGCTAACAAAAAAGCGATGATGCCATTTAATGCCGCAATAAATAATGCGCCCCAAGTATATTGTTTCATAAATGACGAAAGAACCGTAGCAACCGTCGAAAATAGTATCGCAGGCATCATATACCAATTCAACTGAGATTCGCAGTAAAATTTAGATTCCATGTAGATAATTTTTTGCCCCTTTAAATAGCTCGCCAAAATATCCAATGCGCTACTATATTTGTGATTTATATCGAAATACGCCTTGTCTATTTTATGCTCTACATCCTTGTATTCTAGTTTTTTAAACACCGATATATCTTTTAAACGAATATTGTCCGTCAATGTAATCATATTTTCATCCTCTGAATGATAGTTGTTGTCATCGTCGTCTGGTAAATAGTTTTTCAATACGGCTACGGGATTTTTCTTTGATTTTTTTGTTCCGTTATTATTATTACTACTATTACTATTACTATTACTATTACTATTACTATTACTATTACTATTACTATTACTATTATTATTATTTACCCCATCTTCTAACCCAGACAGAATATCCTTGGAATGTAATAATCGCGGAATATCGTTTTCATCATCATCATTTTCATTCATTGTTAGTTCATCAATACCTAATATTATACTTTCTTTCATTTAAAAATATAAATATAAATATAATATATATTTATATTTAATGCGCAATAAAACCAGAAAATTAAAAACAGGAATTAAAGGTCAAGGAGGGTACTTAAGAGGTTGGAAAAAAGCACAACCCAGCGTTGAACAAAGAACAATTATGCTTAAAAAATGCGGGAAGAAATGCTTTTTGGGCCCCAAAAAATCGTTTCCAATTTGTAGTAAAAATACTTGTAAAATTAACATACAAGGATTACACGCAGCATATGCTAGAGCGCGAGAATATGAAAGAATTACCGGTACTAGGAATAAAAGTTCTAGAAAATACAGAGATATCGCTAGAAAAGCCTACAATATGCTTTATGAATAATTCACAATATTTACAATATTTACAATATTTACAATATTTACAATATTTAAAATTGAATATTATTTAAATATAAATACTTATATTATTTAAATAATTCAACTCATTCAAATCATGTCATTAACATACCAAGCCTATTTGGTTTCTTTAAATTCCGAATCTATAAATGATGTAAATTGGAATCAGTTTTTCGATACCGAATCCGGTATGTTAACTAATTCTAAAAAGCGCCTTATATTTTTTGAAAAACCTACAAGGACTATATATACTCCTATCAATAAAGTGTTTCGAAAAAGACCGAAATGTATTAAAGTGGCGCCAAATGAAGACTTTGACTCAAATGAAGACATTGAAACTGGTAACAATACAAGCCAAACTATAAATCAAGAAAACGACCGCTATGTAAATTTACGCCATATTATCATAACAACCCTTTTCTATATGTCTCATTTAGCTCTCGTCATATTTATGTTTACTATTTAATTTAAGGACTATAAACCATGTAACTTGTAAAATTATTTATACCACACGCGGTGTTTCCGAATAAAAGTCCAACAGGATCGATTGTATTTGTTTGATAAAATGGGTCAATAGCGTTAATATCCGCATCTACATGCGTAACCGACGAGCAACCAGAACAAGCGGCTATCTGAGAACAGGGGTATCCGTCAATAACAGTACATACGGAAGCCAAATTCATTTTTGTATATTGGCCCGCAATTAAATTCGTTTTATCAAATGGCAGAATACATCCCTTGTCGAACGCATTTAAATACCGGCCCTTATTGTATAAAGCCCGCTCCTTGTAACTCCCGGATTTTACCAATTTATCGCATGTAACCGATTTATTACGATTTAAACAATAAACTAATTTTGCTTTTTTATTGGCAATGTAATCGCCTTGAAATACAACTTGCGTTAAAGTGCCGAATGCTGGTTTAGCAGGAATAGGTTTAAATGTATGCGCCATTTATGCTATACTTATGTTATAACAAGATAATTTATTAAGTCGCGTTGCTTTAAAAGTCGCGTATCACATTATAAAATGAAAGATTTAGCAGCAGTTGTCTTTTACAGGTCATAAATCGTCTGAAACGATAGACAAAAACTATAATCCATGTTATTCAAATCTAGAATGCGACCATACTCATCTAGCAGCTGGATTTGCATCTTCTGTATATCTACTGGGCCAAAGTATTGCCGCGCACTCGTGACCAACATTAAATTATTCTGCGCTATTATATTGAATACGCTGCTCTGTAAAGTGATCCTTGCTAATATATTTTTATTCAAAATGGACGAAGAAAAGGCGCCGTAAAATCCATCGCTGACATTATTATTAAAATCATCCACCACCAAATAAATATATCGCGGACCTAACAAATCAATTATGCCTTCAGATACATAAGTCGCATTTTTTTCATAATATCCGCCTCGAAATCCCATCAGCCAGCCCATCTTCAAAGGGAGGGGTGTCTGTTTATCTTCATTTCCATACCGGTCTGACTGGAAATTCAACGCAAAATCAATGTCTCCGTTTAGAGACCCAACCACCATTTTCCCCGAGCCCCCACTTCCCGTCCCTCCGGGAGTGTTAATATCGGCCAAGAACTGAATTGTCTGATATGCGGCCGGAGCCGTTGATAAAAAAGTATTTATATACACCTGTAGCGTCAAATAGGTGTAATTACCGTCTGGAATTGTTACGACCAGTGCCAAGACCGCTGGCACCGAAATAACGAAAAAGTTGTTGCCAAATACCTTGGATATAGCATAAAAGGTGCTGGGCATCTCTAATGCGGAAAGCTGGAGCGATACGACTTGTGTTAGTCTGATTGGCAAATCCAGATGGAAATTGGATGATTGAGAAGCGTAATAGTTTTCTCTAAATCGAGTGTCGATATTAATGTGCTGTCTTAAAATACGCTTATTTAAAGGGTTTATGGTGCCTTGATAGAATTCGCTGGGACTAGATTGACCATATGGCGTCGGGGGTTGTTTGATAATATAAGTGCTTCCGGCACCTGTTAGTTCCGATTTATCTAGTCCCTTGTTCAAATTGTAAACATTTTTGTATGTTTTCGCGAGGTTTTCGATTTTATGACCAGTGTTCGCATTGTTATCTGATTTATTATTATTTATATTTAACACTAGAACATTTTTAACATTGGTAATAAATCCTAGGGTTTTTGTTTTGATTGTAGATGGAATACTTAAATCACTCATAATGTTTTGTCTTAATTTGGCTTCCTTCATTTGAATCACTGTTTCATCATAGTTTGTCGGGAGTTCTAATATTTCTTCGAGTTCTGTTTTACTGTAATTTCCTATATTTAAATCAAAGTTTGAATAAGAGCTCATTATACTATATAGATATAGATATATATAGATGAATTATTTTAGATAAAAATCCAAATATATTATATTTTTATATTTTTATAGATTAAATGTCAGCATCATTGCCACTATTTTCTCAAAAAAATAAAGGTGCTCAGGGATTACCAGGATTACCAGGTTTAAAAGGACCAACCGGACCAACAGGACCAACAGGTTTAAAAGGACCAATAGGACCAATAGGTTTAAAAGGACCAACCGGGCCAACCGGACCAATAGGTTTAAAAGGACCAACAGGTCTAAAGGGTGAAACAGGTCTAAAAGGCGATACAGGATTAAAAGGTGAAACAGGTTTAAAAGGCGAAACAGGTTTAACAGGATTAACAGGTCCCGCAGGTCTAAAAGGTGACACAGGACCCGCAGGTCTAAAAGGTGACACAGGATTAAAAGGTGATACAGGATTAACAGGTCTAAAAGGTGATACAGGACCCGCAGGTCTAAAAGGTGATGCAGGATTACCGGGTTTAACAGGTCTAAAAGGTGACACAGGATTAAAGGGTGACACAGGTTTAACGGGTTTAACAGGTCTAAAAGGTGATACAGGATTAACGGGTGATACAGGATTAACAGGTCTAAAAGGTGATACAGGATTAAAGGGTGATACAGGATTAACGGGTGATACAGGATTAACAGGTCTAAAAGGTGATACAGGTTTAACGGGATTAACAGGTCTAAAAGGTGACACAGGATTAAAGGGTGATACAGGATTAACAGGTCTAAAAGGTGATACAGGTTTAACGGGATTAACAGGTCTAAAAGGTGACACAGGATTAAAGGGTGATACAGGATTAAAAGGTGATACAGGTTTAACAGGACCAACAGGATTAACAGGTTTAACGGGTTTAACAGGTGACACAGGATTAACAGGTGATACAGGATTAAAGGGTGACACAGGATTAACAGGTGATACAGGATTAAAGGGTGACCCAGGATTAAAGGGTGATACAGGATTAACAGGTTTAACGGGTTTAACAGGCGATACAGGATTTACAGGTTTAACGGGTGATACAGGATTAACAGGACTAACAGGACCAACAGGACTAACAGGTGATACAGGACCCGCAGGTCTAACAGGACCCGCAGGATTAACAGGTGATACAGGATTAAAGGGTGATACAGGATTAAAGGGTGATACAGGACCCGCAGGTCTAAAAGGTGACACAGGATTAAAGGGTGACACAGGATTAAAGGGTGATACAGGTTTAACAGGTTTAACGGGTGATACAGGATTAACAGGTCTAAAAGGTGACACAGGATTAACAGGATTAACAGGACCCGCAGGATTAAAAGGTGACGCAGGATTAAAAGGTGATACAGGACCAACAGGATTAACAGGTGATACAGGATTAACAGGATTAACAGGACCCGCAGGATTAAAGGGTGATACAGGTCTAACAGGATTAACAGGTGATACAGGTTTAACAGGATTAACAGGACCCACAGGACTAACAGGACCAACAGGTTTAACAGGTGATACAGGATTAACGGGTCTAACAGGTTTAACGGGTCTAACAGGACCAACAGGACCAACAGGACTAACAGGTGATACAGGATTAAAAGGTGATACAGGACCAACAGGACCAACAGGACCAACAGGATTAAAAGGTGATACAGGATTAAAAGGTGATACAGGACTAACAGGACTAACAGGACTAACAGGTTTAACAGGACCCACAGGTTTAAAAGGTGATACAGGTTTAACAGGACCAACAGGATTAACAGGACCCGCAGGACCAACAGGTCTAACAGGACCAACAGGACCCGCAGGACCAACAGGTCTAACAGGACCAACAGGACCCGCAGGATTAAAAGGTGACACAGGACTAACAGGACCCGCAGGACTAACAGGATTACCGGGTTTAACAGGACCCACAGGTTTAACAGGACCCACAGGTTTAACAGGACCCACAGGTTTAACAGGACCCACAGGTCTAACAGGACCAACAGGACTAACAGGACTAACAGGACCCGCAGGACCAACAGGTCTAACAGGACCCGCAGGATTAAAAGGTGATACAGGACTAACAGGACCCACAGGTTTAACAGGACCAACAGGATTAAAAGGTGATACAGGACTAACAGGACCCGCAGGATTAAAAGGTGATACAGGACTAACAGGACCCACAGGTTTAACAGGACCCGCAGGATTAAAAGGTGATACAGGACTAACTGGTCTAACAGGGCCAAAAGGTGCCGATGGTTCTTATGGTATGCCCTATTTTTATGCGTTTATTCAAGATTTTACAGGTCAATATCCGACAACAATAAATTTTAACTTTACGGGTAGTAGCTGGGATATAAATGCTTTTTTCACAATTAGACTACACATTACTTTGATTTGGAATAGCAGCGTCACCTCTACTGAGTGTTGTACTTATGATGGATACATTGATATTTATCCTGCTAGAGTTCCTAGCTCTAGCGCTACTTCATTATCAACACCCATTGCAAATATCATTAACGCTATAAATGGGAATACTGATTATAATTATACACATGCAACATATGCGCCATTCGGAAGATATTACTGGTGCCATGGATTTACTCTCACAGGCCCAAATCAAGGAATTTATGTGTATGTCAACGGTACCGATTCTATAGGATTTCAAATTATCAATCCAAATGGAAAAACAAGTAATTTGCCATTTAATGCCATGATAAGTTCATCGATAATTAATAAAGGCCCAGCATCTTCAGCGATTAGAATAGAAAATTTAAGCAGTTATACATCCAGCTACTCCCAAGGATTTTAATTCACAAATAAAATTGAATATTTAAATCATAATAAAAGGATATTTATATTAATAATAATAAGAACTAACATAAATATGAATTACTCAGAAGAACAAATTATCGCATTTAATAACTATACTCAGGGACACAATATATTCGTCACAGGACCAGGCGGCACCGGAAAAACCGCGCTAATAAAATACATCCAGAAAGACGCGGTAAGAAAGGGCCACCGCATTCAAGTCTGCGCCCTTACCGGATGCGCCGCAGTCCTGTTAGAATGTAAAGCAAAAACGCTTCATTCCTGGGCGGGCATTGGACTAGGCACAGGCGGGTTAGACCAGCTAGTAACCAAAATAATGAAAAATCGGTTTCTAAAGGGGAATTGGGTGGGAATCGACATCCTGGTCGTCGACGAAGTTTCCATGATGTCGCAGAAATTATTCGAATTATTGGATGCTATCGGCAAGGCGACCAGAAAAAACAGCAGACCATTCGGCGGCATACAATTGCTCTTCTCTGGCGACTTTTATCAGTTGCCGCCAGTAGGAGATAGAGACAATCCAGAAACAACTCGGTTCTGTTTCGAGAGCTTATTATGGTCACAAACCTTTTCCAAAGAGAATCATATCCAACTGACAAAAATATTCAGACAAACGGACCCGATTTATCAGAATATTCTGAATCAACTTCGCGAAGGCAGATTGAGGCGGTCGTCGAACGAAATACTGCTACACCATGTATCCCGCGAAATGGTAGATAATTCAGCGGTTCGCCCTACGAAATTGTTTCCTACAAGGAATAAAGTGGAGCAAGTAAATACGAGAGAGATGAATGCGCTGACTACGGAAGAACTGGAATATAAGCTGAAATATCACTCGGATTTGGAGATGACTTCCGCGGAATTGCGGAAACGCCATGAATATTCTAGGGAGCAAATACAAACAGAATTGCTATATTTGAAGGGTAATTTGCGCTGCGACGAAGTTGTTAGACTGAAAATCGGGTCTCAAGTCATGTGTATTGTCAATATAGAACTAGACAATGGACAAACGCTTTGTAATGGCAGTCAGGGCATCATTACTGGATTAACGGAACAAGGGCTGCCAATAGTTCAATTTGGCAAAGTTTGTTCCGTCATGGGTTATCACATATGGCCAAGTGAGAATATTCCGGGAATAGGGGTGTCGCAATTACCGCTAATTTTAGCATGGGCGTTAACAATTCACAAATCACAAGGCGCGACGCTGGATATAGCCGAAATAGACGCTGGATCGGGTATATTTGAATGCGGACAAACATATGTCGCATTATCGCGAGTGAAAAGTCTAGAAGGCTTGTATTTGACTTCATTTGACGCGTCCAAGATAAAAGTTAACAGAAAGGTTCAGGAATTTTATGCTTTAATAAGTGGTAAAGACGATAGTAAAACCTCTGGTAAAGACGATAGTAAAACCTCTGGTAAAGACGATAGTAAAACCTCTGGTAAAGACGATAGTAAAACCTCTGGTAAAGACGATAGTAAAACCTCTGGTAAAGACGATAGTAAAACCTCTGGTAAAGACGATAGTAAAACCTCTGGTAAAGACGATAGTAAAACCTCTGGTAAAGACGCTTTAGTAAGCGTAAGCGTTACGGCGATTCCCATCGTTATTGCGGTTCCTATTTTATAAGCCTATTTTATAAGCCTTATGTTATAATGAAATTTTTAGTGATCTTTAAATTTCATTATAAAACAAAAAAATTGAAATACTTTTTCTTCTTATAATGAGTAGTATTATTCTCCAAACCTTAAACTTTAAAGCTAAAATGAACTCAAACACTAATAACGAAACTGATAAAAATAACTGCTCGAATAACCCTCGTAGATGGGCGGAAGTTCAGCAAAACCCGGTCTACCTAGAAGCGGTAAGGAAAGCGCAGGCACTCGTCGACGAGGCGTTCTTTGCCGCGCATCCGCAACCCCCGCTTCAAAGCGCTGCTTTTTGGGCACAGGACGCGCTCCTAAACCAATTTAGCGTAGACCAGCCAGATGGAGACAGCGAAAACGAAGAAGCAGAAGAAGACAGAGAAGAAGGCGAAGGTATGTACCCATGTTCTGATGTTTGTTCTTGTATTAGGTATTTTGCGGCAACAAGCGTTGAAGTTGAAGAAGAAGAGCCAGACTTTAGCAGTTTCTGTGCCTATGACAGTTTATTGCCACCGGTTTCACACGACGAATTTCAAGAATCAGAGTCAGCAGACCAGTCATTATACGAGCGTAAAAGAAACGCAGCCTATGAAGCGTTCGTTCAAAAAAAGGTCCGTAAAACATTTGACGAGCATGATAACATTCCTATGGACATTTCAGACGACGAAGAAGACGAAGACGAAGACGAATTGGTGCCCCGTCAACTATTCCCGGACGAAGAAGAAGACGACGACCTGCTAAGTATCATGTCAGACCTGAAAATGGAAGACCTGGAAGAAGGAGACCTGGAAGAAGAAGACCTGGAAGAAGAAGAAGGAGAAGGGGGCTTCATATGCCGACACGGCCTTGATTGCACTCACCAAGTGTGTCTTGATTGCGTCTGGTATTTAGAACAAGAGGCGCGTGCTGCTAAAATAAGTCTACCTGAGCTTGGTTCCCGGCAGACAACCTTCTGTGTCGACGAAGAGACGGGTGAAATGGTCTACAATGGCAATCCAAATGGCTCCAGATTTCTCAATGACGAAGACGAAGTGGAAGAAGACTTGGAAGAAGACTTGGAAGAAGACGACGAATTTGTAGTGAATTTTGTATTGGAAAATGACTTTGGCGCAGGAGGCAGAGAAATTACCAGATGCTTCAGCGAAGAAGACGAAGTTGACTGGATTGTCGATCTACCGGACCTTATTGACCAGTCTGATGGTCCAGAATACTTCCTACCCGAAAAGCAGTATCTTCGCAATGTAGATGAATTAGAAAACTTGTATGGTGGCGGACGATATGTCTATCATCCCTGGCAATCAGCAAGAGTAGAAATCCTGAAACGGGCCATCGCAGCATTCGAAAGCGGACCAAATTATAAATAAATATAAATAGTATAAATAGTATAAATATATAGCCTTAGTTGTAGCAAAATATAATAATATAATCTTTTTTTCCTTCTATTATGTTATTATAAAATTGAAAATTCTATCAACTAACAACACCAACTTATCTACAAAATGTCTAGCATAAACTATTCTGAATACTTTAAAAACCGGTTTATAAAACATGACTCGAATATAGAGAAAATATTGAAAGAACATAAAGGCCAAACTTCTAGAAAAAAACGCAATTATCTTGAAGCTTTTGATCGGTCGCCGCCTTATACCAGATTTACAGATGCCTTGGTCGACACAAATGTCTTTTTGGTCGACACAAATGTCTTTTTGGTCGACACAAATGTCTTTTTGGTCGACACAAATGTCTTTTTGGTCGACACAAATGTCTTAAAGTCGCCTTCTTCGCCCTAAATACGCCGCCGCGGTGGTCCCGACCGCGCCATACGCGGTATGTGGTTGATAAATAAAAGTCCCCTTTGACGCCGTGTAGCACAAGGTATTCGAACAATTATTATATTGCCTGTTATAGGGTAACAAAGTGGTGTCGAATAATGTGCGATAATAACTAGACCGATTGAGTAGGCCTTGCGGATATGCGGTAACATTTGATGTAGTAGATGTTAGATTGAATAAACTCGATAAATTGTTTGACATTATAATATTAATAGATATAATATTATAATTCTTTTTTGCTTCTTGTCGCTTGTCGCTTCGCTTGTCGCTTCGCTTGTCGCTTCGCTTGTCGCTTCGCTTGTCGCTTCGCTTCTTGTCGCTTGTCGCTTCTTGTCGCTTGTCGCTTCTTGTCGCTTCGCTTTAAGCAACCTTTTTCCCGCAAGCCCCGCACCCCGGTTTCGCCCGGTGAACCCTATCAATCATCGGCGCATTTAGAGCGATTGGTCTAGCCCTTGGTAAAGGTGCCTGTACAGGTGCCATAGAAACCGGATAAGTATTTGGATTGGCTAAATTCATAGTCATTCGAACAGGCATTATATTTATTACAGATATTTTAATTTGAATCATTTAAAGTATTTCGCCATCCGCCAAAGCAGTTAAAATATAACACCTGGCATCATTGAGTGCGGAATAATCGATTTCCTTCTCGCCGGAATTTGGATTCAAGCATTCGCCGCAATCATAGTGAATCAGTAGCTCGCATTTTATCACTACGCGTTCGGTTCCATCCGCGAATTGAATTGTATACAGACCGTCGACAATAGATATAATGGTCGCCGTTTCAAAGCTAGCAGACTCATTGTATTTCTTCGCCCAAACAAAATCGCCTACATTAAAAGTATAAGTTACATTGAAAATGCGGTTTTGTATGTCTGAATTTTCATACAACTTTATGTCGGTTACATGTCTAACGGTTTCAGTTATCGGGCAATCGCAGCCAGAAACAATCGATGTCTTTATCGTCTTTCCACCATATACAGGTGCCGCTCGATTAAATGGGATATAAGGCGAGCCAAAAGTCGCCGGCACTGGACCGCGTCTAACCGGACCCTTGCCTTTTATTCGGTTCAAATATCGCTCATAAGAATTATGTTTAATATCCACGCCACTGCCGCCCGGTGAAAGCGCGCCCGGTCTTAGACGAGTAATGGTGCGTTTTGTGCTGTTTGCGCCATAGCCAGAACCGGAACCGGACACAACTTGCTGAACATGTGGCTCTTTTCGGTCACTCATTTGATTCCAATTGACGCCAGGTGGCACGACATATGTAGCGCCGGAGTTATTTACAACTCCGTATACTAAATTGGGTCGCTGATAAACGCTTAAAGCAGCTAAATTCATGGTATAAAGCGACGACCTTACCCGGACCGTGTTTTGTATGATTTTTTGTCGCTGGTATTGAGTCGCCGGGTCATTTCCGTTTAGATTCTGATTGAAAGAGCGGCAACTTCCCCCTGAAGAACAAGGGCTTTGGTCATTTACAATTAATTTATCGGTTGGCATTTATATAATCTGTTATTATAAAATTGAATTTTATTTTTCTTACAAAAGCATATTATCAATAATATTCATAATCATCAATGACATCAATGACATCAATGTATTCGTGCGCGTTATGTAAAAAAGGTTATACTAGGAAGTCCTCTCTAGATAAACACACGGTCTTGTGTGAATTCAAGTCCAAATCCAAATTGGAGCTACAAGTCGCGGTAGAAGAAGCGCCAGACAAACCAACTTATGACCAGCTGGTCAAAATCGTTCAAGAATTGTCGATAAAATATGTCAGAATGGAAGAAAAGATGGGCGAGATGCAGCAATATATCGACCGAAAAAAGAAGAAGGTGAATGTTATCGGATGGCTAAACGCGCATGTGAGACCTACGACGGGATACATAGAGTGGGTCAACAGTATCGTAAGCGTAGAGCCTTCTCACTTTCTGTATTTGCTGAGACCGGAGACGACCATCTTTGAAATGCTACACGAAATATTCGCATACAATTTAGAGAAATGCGATTTTATCTGTCCTCTGACATGCTTTGCGCAGAAGAACGGGGTCTTCTATATTTGCGAACCTGACCAAGATAATGGTTTATTATGCGCTTGGCGAGAGTTAGAATTAGCAGATGTCGTCTTGCTTCTGAAGCAGATTCAGAAGAAGATGATTGGAGAGCTGAGCGACTGGCGAAAAGAGAACCAGAAATTATTTTATGATAATGATAAAATCGCGGATCAATTTAATAAGGCGGTCATTAAATTGATGAATATTACTTTTGTCCAGGACGCAAATATGAGCAAAATTAAAAATAGTTTGTATCACTATTTGAGAAAAGATTTGGATTGCTTGGTTTAACCAGGGTTTGGATTTATTCTTCGTCTTCATCCGAAGACATATAATCGGATGTTCTGGGAATTACTCTATTTGCGATTGGTACAATTTTTGTAGCATTAGATATGCTAAAATGAGAAAACTTCTTAATATAATTATTTGAACTAATGGTTTTATTGGTTATAATTTTCGCAATTTCAGTTAAATGTATAATAATACTTTCTCTAGTAATGACGAAACAATCTCTGGTTGCCATTTCATCTTTAAAATACTTTATTGCTTCCATAAAATTAGGATACATGTTATCATTAATCGTATATTGCGAAGCTCCTTTATTACAATTAATAATATCAATAAGTAAATTATGCTGAGATCGAGCTATACCTATAAAAAAAATTTTACAGTTGGTAGTATTTATAAATCGGTTAAGTTCTTCAGCTATTTTATCAGTGCTACAACCTAATAATATTATAATTTTTTTAATACCGCTATCGCATTGACGCAATGCGATAAATTTTAAATATTCAGTATATTTTTCATATTGCATTGTATTTCCTTGCCAAATTTGTAAATTAATATCATTTACTGGATTAATAATTGTCATTATATCTTTCCAATATTTTAATACAATTGAGATATTGTCCCTTATTAATTTAATTTGATAAGAATCATATGCCCAATAACCAGATACTTTAATTCGGTCGTTTCTATTAATATTTTCTGGATTAATATAATATTTTGCATTAAATTCTAAAAAAATATTAGTAGAACTTTGTTTCCATTTTTCTGGACCGGCTTGTAAATATACATTAAATAATTCATTCAAATTTATATCTTCATAATAATAAGTTGGAAAAATCTCTATTATTTCTTGTATTTTACGTTCAGATTTATCTGACTGTTCGTATTTATATTTCATTACTTCTACATCATCTAAAAAATATATTTCTAAGTTTCCCGTCCCACCAATTTGTTTTCGTATATTTTTTTTCGTATATTTTTTTCGTATATTTTTTTCATATATTTTTTTCGTATATTTTTTTCGTATATTTTTTTCGTATATTTTTTTCGTATATTTTTTTCGTATTTTAGTCGAGCTTTTTCCTTTTATTAATTTTGGTTTCATATATTAATGAACTAATATATTAATTTTAACTTATTGGTCTAAACTGAAATAAAACTAGGTTGCATCGCGATTCCACAGATGCCCGCGTCATTAGTGCTATCGCTGCGCAAAATACGCACATAACCCTGTTCCCCCCAAGTGCTAGACCAGCTATTTTTCACATTCCAGTATTTTTGCCCATTATCTGTGCCATAACCGACGATTAGAACGCCATGATTTAACTCCGTATAACACGCAGTCGCATCTAGAATGCCGCCAGTATACGACTGAAAATATCGTGTGTCCGCGGACAATGCGACCGACACTGGGCCTAAAGCGACTGCGCCTAGTAGAGATACCTGGTCATTCGGCTTCACATCAGAGCAGCTGCTGAAATGCGCGACCGCAGAACATGACTTACATTTCCCATCTGCCCCGGTATAAGGATAAGACGCCAACGCGCACTGACCATTCGCAATCAAATATTTGTCCGCGCCCTCCATTTGACCACCATTACATCCATGCGAACCGTAACTAACACCGGTAGCGCAATCCACCAGCTGTTGCTCCGATAAATCGATTAATTTGCCGGTAGCAATCGCCCATGCGCCTTCCGACGCGCCAGTGGAAGAAAATGTCCAACAAGAGCCGCAGGAACCTTGGTCTTTGACGGAAGTCACTGCTCCCTTTTGCCGCCAATCCAGAGAACTAGAACTAGAACTAGAAGAACTAGCACTATAAGTCTTGCAACCATAAGAACCGACTGTAGCACCTTTTTTAAGGTCGTTACGGAAGCCAGAGTCAATGTATAGCGCTTTGAATTCCTCGGGCGTCAAATCAGAAAATTGGTTGACGCCGAGGGTGAAGTTCTGACCTGGAACGATGTTATGCTCGAAAATGGACAGCGCATTGGTTCTGAATATTTCAAATCTTTTATCTGCTTCTTCATCGCCGGAATAAACCTTATTAAATCGGTCTCTAAATGAAGCAAACTCTTTCGAGTCATAAGTTCCTTTATTGGTCGTTCCTTTATTAGTCGTTCCTTTATTAGTCGTTCCTTTAAGATTGGAAGAACCATCAATAAAACCAATGAAAAGTGTCAATAGACTAAGAATATTGAAAAACATTATATACTATACTAACAAAAAACCTTTATTATCTTTTTTAAAGGAATGAATAAAGGAATTATAAAGTATTAAAAAAAAGATAATGTAAATATTTAATATATAATGTTTCCCGATGTATTTGATTTGATACATTATTTGATTGGAATGCTTATCGTCGCGTTTTCGATATGGTTCATAATACAGATTCACACTCACTTTAGTAAGAATAATGTTCCGCTGCCGAATCAAACGCCGAATAATACAATTTAGACCATCTCTTTAATTGTATTTTTGTAAGAATTGCTCGACAGATAAGATTGGAATCCCCAATTTTCTCGCATCTTCTGCTTTGCCAGTGTCATCCTCCGCGGATTTAGCAACAACCAGAAATGTATTTTTGCTGACTGCGGCGCCCTGAATCGCGCCTGCTAGCCTCAAAATTTCGATAACTTGCTTGTCTCTTGTGCCGGTTAGAACCACTGTTTTCTTGTATAAAGGGTTAGAAGCGTTTGAAGCACTGTTAGAAGCACTGTTAGAAGCACTGTTAGAAGCACTGTTAGAAGCATTGATTAAAAGCAGCTTGTTTTCCAACCCACAATCCTTTAGAAATGCTTTAAATTCCTCAATTTGCGCCACAAAGGTAGCAGCGGTTTTTTCAGCCATGCCCTTAATTGCGGCGACCGCAGCAATCTTTTGCCCCGTAGTCTTACAGGAAACCAGAATATCGGGTAGCTCTCCTAAAATAAGTTCCAACTTTTTGTCACTAAATCCGCGGCCAAATATGTTAGATGCTGCCATCAACTTTACAAGGGTTGCTTTGTGTAGTTTCTCCTGGATGCCGGTATACACTTTGCTCGCCATTTTATCCTTAAATCCGTCCACTTTTAAAAAGTCGGCGACCGTCATATTTATGATTTTGGGCACCGTATCATATCCAGTCTCGATAATTCGACAAATGTTGCCGCCACCGAGACCATCGACCTCGATGCCTTTAAAGAAGCAAGTGATATTTTTCTCTTTGACTGTCGGGTCTTCCGCCGCATTGATAAGCATCACATCGACGCCCGTTGCGTTCCATTGATAGGGGACATCCGGCATCTTCGGAGCCGCGCTACAAACAATAATAGATTTAATATGCGGAATGACATCACCGCTGCGAATAAGCTGAATCGTCGCACCACAACCGACCTTGTTATCTCTAATAAACGCGCCATTAAATCCGGTGGCATATTCGATTTTGACGCCGCCTAAATTCAGCGGCTCAATTTGGACGCGTGGCTTCAAGTAGCCGTCCTTGCTGGGCGTCCAGATGACATCGGTGACGATTGCTTCCGCGATTTGGTCGGATAAGACCATTTTGAACGCAAATGCGTGCTCCGGATTGCCTTTTACTCTAGGCACAATGGCGTCGTTCGTAACAATTACGCCGTCAATTTCGTATTGATAATTTTGCCGCCAATCGACGAGTCGGTCAGATAAAGACTCATTCGTAAGTTTGTTAGTATTTAGTGATAGAACTGTTTTTATTCCAAGTTGTTTTAAAAACGCCAGTTGTTCACTCGGTTTCAAGGCGGGCTCAATTAACTCGTATGCGACGAATTCCAAGTCATTAACCGCATCTATAATCGTCTTGGAATTGATGATGCCGGCAACCATGTTGCGAATGTTGGCGAATTTGTTAGCATATTTTGCTTTGAACACTTGTTTTGACATGATGAATTCGCCTCTTATCGCGAGACGACCTCTATAATATTTTTGAGTATTGGCCGGCAGGCCCAAATAAGGAATAAGATGACTGACTTCTTGCCCTACGCTTCCGTTACCGCGCGTAAACAATTGGTTGGTAGAGCCACTTTTAAGCGTAAATAGACCCGAAACGCCGTCCAATTTACATGATAGCACATATGGTCCGGCAAATTGCTGACACCAATTGGCTAGCGCGCCCGTATCCGGTTTAATTTTATCCATGGATGCCATTTCAAATGGCAGCAAGACCTTGTTGCGTTCTACTTCGGCGCCCACTTCTTTTGTTACCTTATTCTTAGGGAATTTGGTGTCAATAAAATTCTTGATAATATCGAATTGGTTGTCTGTTAAAACCGGGCTATGATTGTAATACTGTTTTGACGCATATTGGAGCATATTTGTTAGGTTAGCTAGAGACAGGGTGTTTAAAAATGGGGTGCCTTGTTTTACAAATGTTTGTATCAGCATATTTTCGCCAACGGCTTCGGCTTCGTCTTCGTCTTCGTCTTCGATTATTTCAAAGATAATTGTTTCTGCTTTGCTTACCGCTTTGCTTACCGCTTTGCTTACCGCTTTGCTTACCGCGTTGCTTGTTACTGCTTTGCTTGTGGTCGCGTTGCTTACTGCTTTGCTTGTGACCGCGTTGCTTACCGCGTTGCTTACCGCGTTGCTTACTGCTTTGCTTACCGCGTTGCTTACCGCGTTGCTTACCGCGTTGCTTGTGGCCGCGTTGCTTACCGCGTTGCTTACCGCGTTGCTTACCGCATTGCTTACCGCGTTGCTTGTGACCGCGTTGCTTACCGCGTTGCTTTTTATAACCTTTTTTTTGAGTGTCTTATTCTTTGGTTTTATAAGGGATGGTTCTTCCGAGGTAGGGAAAACAGAAGCAACAGAAGCAACAGAAGCAACTGTTTGCCGCTCTAAAGGCGTCCGATATGGCATCTGTAAGAAGTCAAATATCGACTTTTCATTAGGAAATGGCTGTAAAACCGGCTCACCCTTCTTCTTGTCCGCGGTCAAATGACAAATAGCATGCTCATTTAGCGTATATCCTTGATTTAATGCTGTTTGTCGCATCACTGTGTTGAATATTTTCGATCCGGTGAAATACAATAGCGCAAACGCATATTCGTTTGGCGGCGCATATAAGAAATCTAGTCGGCGAGCAATAGATTTACCAGGCAACCTCGCAATCACCAGCGTCTTTACAGGTCCTCTCGATAACACATGTAAGATTATTTTCCTTTTAATTAATTCGTCAATTGTTTCTTTGTATAACAAGCCAGTTTCTCCGGTAATAATGATATCAATGTCGCCAGAGTTTTCGGCGCCTCGCCGGTAAGAGCCGACGATTTCAAACGCGTTGTCGCTTTTTGTAACGCTTTTTATTAACCCCTTATATTCCTCTATTTCTTGCCTCGGAATGCGCTGTAAAATGTCTTCGTAAAATTCCAACCCGACCTTCTGTATATCATTCAACAGTTCGTCTTGTCTAATCCGTAAGTCCGCAATCGTTTTGATACCGGCTTTCACCAATTCTTCGGCCTTTTTAGGACCAATCGCGTAAACATCTGTCAGGATATTGATTGGATTCGTTTTCTCTTGCTCTAAAATGCGCAGCGTCCCTGTTTCCAAATATTCCTTGAATTTTTCCATTATAGTGGGACCAATTCCAGGCAATCCTTCCAGTTGCTTTAGAGAAGTTATTGTGCTGGGATAAGTCATAATAGACTCTTGCGCCTTTTGATATGCTTTGGCGCGAAATGGCTCACCGTGTTTCATCATGATTCCGCTTAGTTTATCTAATAAATTAATAAATGCTTCGTTATAAGGTACTGCTGCGTTTAAAGGTACTGCGTTTAACATTGTTTTAATAGTATAATTAACACAATGTTTTTAATATATTTTATTTTCAATTTTGTTAGTTAATTAAGATTACAGATTATCTATTTGAAAAGGAAAACAATTTATTCATATTTTGCGACGAATAGGGAGCGAAGTTTATGTTGGAGGTTGGCATAACCAACTTGGTCGATTTCATTTGTTTTATTTTTTGTCTCTGTATTATATCATGAACTAACATATTTCTGTATTCTAGTAAGGTTTTCGGCACTCGAATCTGCGGTTCAACCTGATTTTCATTGCTGAAATATTTGTTATGTATGTAGCTATTTTGTATAGGTTCTAATTGTTGGTATTGTTCTTCTACATATTGTTGTTGACCATATTGTTGTATAATTTGCTCTTGTACCTTTATTGGCTGATTGTCTAACAAATGAAGCTGCCCTTCTGCTACAAACATTCCCATTTTGGATAAAATATCATCATAAGACATTTTTGGTTTCTGTTCCACGACTTGCGGTCTTGTTACCTTTTTAATGACTGATTTTGTTACAGGAACAGGAACAGGAACACTAGTTTTCTGAGCAAACCGAACTCGGCTATCTTTTTTGGTAATTTTAACAGGTATATTTTCGGGGATCTGGTCATACATATTATCATCTAACTCACTAACAGTCAATTCCATTATAACAAAAAACAATATTTTTTATTTGTTATGTTATACTTAAAATCTAAGTTTAGTATATAATGTCTAAAACGAACAAAATAAGGGTGAAAACGAACAAAATAAGGGTGAAAACGAACAAAAACAACAACAACAAAAATAACAAAAATAATCCAAATAAATCTCCTAAAGAGGTTAAGGGAACCAAAGGTGTAAACGGAACCAAAGGTGTAAATGGAACCAAAAGTGTAAAGAGAATCAAAATTTTAAGGAAAAGGGGAAAAACTAAAAAGGAAATAAAACACGGTAAATCTTATGTTAATATTGATAATATTGGTTCGACTAAAATTATGTATACAGAGGGAAACCAGCCTCCTAAAAAAACATTATTAGAATGGGATGGTCACTATGACGGGAAAAACGCGGACATTCACATGAATTTGGATGTGGATGGTAAGAAAAGACAAACAGAATTGAAACTAACAAATGATGAACTGATGAAAATATTGGGCGCCAATGTGGTTAACCGGCCGATAGATGAGCGTTTAGAGTCACTCGATGAAGATGTCGGTAAAATGTATAGTTTAAATGAGTCTTCTCCTATGATGATGATGGCTTTACAGCAACAACCTTTGTCTAAGTATCAACAACAACCGTATCAACAACAGCCTTTACAGTCTTTGTCTCCGTATCAGCAACAGCCTTTGTCTCCATATCAGCAACAGCCTTTGTCTCCGTATCAGCAACGGCCTTTGTCTCCGTATCAACAGATACCTTTGTCTCCGTATCAACAGATGCCTTTACAGCCTTTGTCTCCGTATCAACAACAGCCATATCAGCAACAGCCATATCAGATGCCTTTACCCGATGTGCCAGTATTTATCGACGAAATGCCAGAAATGCGAAGATAAAATGCTTGCTTATTTACGATTTATATGATAAATATTAAAATATCATTATATAAATGTCAACATTTAGAAGATATGGTGGATTAAATTACGCATCTACTAACAATATAACGCGCAGTTTTATCTCAAATAGCGACCAACTGAATATTAATAATTTCTCTGGTCTGGAGAATACCAAGGAAACATTCAAAAGTCACATTGATTTAAGTGGTAATTCTATTTTACATACGCAATGTATTTATTTTCAAGATGGAACCCAAATGTGTACTGCTGGTAATATTGGCTCACAGGGACCGGCGGGTGCGCAAGGTGCGCAAGGAACACAAGGAGCGGGAGCACAAGGAGCTACAGGGTTTCAAGGAGCTACAGGACCGCAAGGAACTGGACCACAGGGGTTTCAAGGGTCTCAAGGGTTTCAAGGGTTTCAAGGGTTTCAAGGGTTTCAAGGTGATACAGGACCGCAAGGAACTGGACCACAGGGATCACAAGGTGTTCAAGGGTTTCAAGGGTTTCAAGGTGATACAGGACCGCAAGGAACTGGACCACAGGGATCACAAGGTGTTCAAGGGTCTCAGGGTGATCAAGGGTCTCAAGGGTCTCAAGGGTCTCAAGGGTCTCAAGGGTCACAAGGGTCTCAAGGAGTTCAGGGAATCACATCTACAACAACTACAATATACACACCGGCTTCTATTTCTCCTATAGTATTAACTTCAGTGAGTGTCGTAGAATTTATTTTAGTTGGAGGTGGTGGGGGTGGTGGATATTCATATGGTATGGGTGGCACTGCTCGGGGCGGTGGAGCAGGTGCGATAGGAATATATAAATATATTAATCCTGGTTCAGGTTCATTATCTTTTGCTATATCTGTTGGTACAGGTGGTCTCGCTGGTGCTCAAAATAGTGGAAGCAGTGGGACCGGAAATCCAGGAGCCACCGGCGGTTCAACCACAATAACAGTTAATTCAACAACTGTTACAGCAGGTGGCGGACAAGGCGGACCCCTCCTCGCGGGTGGACTTGGTGGACCTGGTGGAACAGTAACCCCAAGTAGCGCATATTTTATTTATTCTGCTACTGGAACACAAGGTCCAAGTAATTTAGGAGGGGTAAATAATATGTTTACCGCTTACGGAGCAGGTGGAAATGGAGGTGGTACTGAATTAGTTCCTACGCCACCTAGTATTCCTACAAACGGCGCAAACGGTGTTCTAGTGGTAACAACCTATTCTTAATACAAAAAACAAAAAACAACATATAAAAAATTGAATTAAAATAAGTATTTAAAGAGAGCGTATCATATTATAACAAAATGTCTACCAAAAATGCCAATAACTTATTAGCCTTAAATAATCCCCACCTCAGAGACCGCAATATAAGATTCTTTGAGCGAGGACACCGCTATGAAATCACCACCGATCCAGGAAAAAGATACACTTCTGTCACCACACTGGTTCATGCTCAGTTTCCGAAATTCGACGCCGACTTAATTATCTCGAAAATCATGAAGAGCAGGAGTTGGGTTCCCGGTCACAAATACTGGGGATTAACTGCGGAGGAAATAAAAGCGCAATGGACTTCCAGCGGCAGCGCAGCAGCGAGTTCAGGAACGAATTTACACGAGCAAATCGAGACCTTTATGAATGATGCGCGCTTCAAATTCGAATATACACATGCGGAATTGTTTCAAGAATATGAAATCACGGAAAAATTCTCTCATGTAGAGCGAGGTATCGAATGGGCAATGTTTATTCAGTTTGTCAAGGACCATCCGAACCTGAAGCCGTATCGCACGGAATGGACGATTTATCACGAAGATGCGAAGATTGCCGGCTCTATTGACATGGTTTACGAGAATGCGGATGGCACCCTAGAAATCTATGACTGGAAGCGATGTAAAGAAATAACATCGGTTAACGGGTGGAATGAAACGGCATCCAATCCGCTAATCAATCATTTACCGGCGACCAATTTCTGGCAATATTCGCTACAATTGAATACCTATAGGAAGATTTTGGAAGATAAATATGACAGGCGTGTGACCAAACTGTGTCTTGTTAGAATTCACCCAGATGCTTCGAATTATGAGCTCTTGGAGGTGCCGTTTTTAGATAAGGAAATCAGTGATTTATTTGGGGAGAGATAAGCGCAAAAATATCATTATCATTATCATTTATAAAGACTTAAAGTTTCATCCATATTATATAAATATACAATATGGATTTTCTAATGCAAGTAAATTTGCCTCAAATTGGCTGTTTTTTTCTGTGTTATTGGTTGTTAGTATATAGCTGTTTGTCAAAGCGTGTAGCCAGAGGGGTATTAATATATCGCCGCGATTCTGAAAATCGAATACACCGCCTTTTTCACGGAAAAGATTTATACGAGGATATTTATGCTTTAGAAGCAACAACAGCAGCAGAAACAGCAGCAGAAATAGCAGAAACAGCAGCAACAGAAACAGCAGCAGAAACAGCAGCAGAAACAGAAGTAGAAGAACCAATAAAATTCGAATCCAAATATCTGAACGCCTTTAAGCACTTTTCAAGTGATTATTTCTTTAATGAAGACGAATTATTGCTTCAAGCTAGCAAATTAACAGAGTTCAAGACGAATTGGGAAGCTGGACAAAAGAAAGTATATGATAATGTCAATAATTTACTCATAGAAACTCAGGCAATACTTGGCTTAGGCTCTGTAATTAATGAGGAGATCAAGGACGCTCTAGTTAAATATTTCGAGATTGAAGAGGATTATAAAGAGGATGCTTCGAACATTGATTTTGACGAGCTGTATATTTATGTAGAAAACGACAATCAAAAGTTTTCGACAGAATTGGAATTAATAGAAAAGGTGGAATGGTCTCCTGAATTAGAGACGGATATTCAAGAAAAGGCGTTCGCTTATGTTTTAGAGTGGAAGCTAGAAGGGTTCATTAATAATTATATTTTAGAGTCTACTCCTTTAGGAAATGTTTTTATGAGATACAATAATCAGAAAAAATCATTCGAGTATTTCAGTAACAATACTATTCCATATAGATATTTAGAGGCGATTGGTAGAAAATATGTCATGACTTTTAGATGTAAGGCGCTTTTTGTTGATTTAGAGGACGAACTTAAGAGGGCTTCTGATAAAAAGGAACAAAATGATTTGGTCAAAGAACCCAAGGCTTTAAACACTAGATTTAAACCTTACAATAATGATTTGAAGATGGACAAAATGATGACGCGTTCTGCTAAACCGAGTCTGCCGCCGCAAATAAAGGTGAATTTGCCTAATGTAAGTGGCCCGAATAATGGCGAAAATCAATTATTAAAAGAAAATGCGAACAGATACACCTGGATTAGTAGACTAACTGATTTTCCAATGCTGAAGAAGGTGGACCGCAAAACGGTGGATAAAAATTATGCTATGTCTTTTGCTGATTTTAAGAAAAGTAAGGAAAATAAAACATAATTATATTATAGTTATGGGTCCAAAATTACATACCAGAAAGAAAGTGAACAGGGGCGGAGGAAATCCTACGACCGTAATGAACAGAGGCGTAGTAGTGAACAGAGGCGTAGTAGTGAACAGGGGCGTAGGAAATCCTACGACCGTAATGAATAGGGGCGGAGATCCTACGACCGTAATGAACAGGGATAATTTTAATTCTATTGAACCAAATTTTTTTGAACCAAAATTTATAACAAATACAAATGACCTTACAAAATCTGCCACGAACGCTGTCGCAACTCTAGTTCCAAATACTGTCGCAACTCTGGATGCGAACGCTGCTCAGATGAAGATTGAAAATGATGCTAAATTAGCTGCTTCTAAATTGAAGGGTGAACTTGACAAACAAGCGAGAGTTGCCGCAGCTAAAGCAAAAGTGGAAGAAAAAAAAGAAGGAGCAAAAGTGGAAGAAAAAAAAATAAATGAAGTTTCTAAAGATGAAACAAAGGAAGAAAAGGAAAAGAGAGAAGCAGCAGAAGCACTAGCTGAAAGAGAAGAAGCAAAAGCGGCTCAGATTGCTACCTTAAAAATAGAAATTGAAGAAATAGAAAAAGAATTAGAGAGGTTAAAACCCGCGATAACTGAAATTTATACAAAAACGAAAGAATTAAAATTAAAAAATGAAAATAAGACTGATTTAACAATAGAAGAACTATCGCCAGCCGAATTCGAAGCATTTAAAAATTATGTAAATGTATATAAAACACTTATTGAAAAAAAAGATGAGCTATATACGGCTGAAAATACTAGCACGGAAGAATGGTCTGTAAGTTCCATTATTTTAGCTCCTTTTAAAAAATTATTTGGAAAAATTGTTGATGGAATAAAAGATGGGACCGCGACAGCGATGGTCTCTACTGCTAGCGTTACCGCGGAAATATTTGCTAAATCTATGAAAAAAATGGAAGAACCTTTGACAGAGATTAAAGAAATACAAGCTAGAATTGCTGCGGCTGGTATTCCTGATGTTCCTGCTCTTCCTACTGTTCCTACTGGTCTTCCCGCTCTTCCTACTGGTCTCCCTACTGGTCTTCCTACGGTTCCTGGTCTTCCTACGGTTCCCGGTCTCCCTACGGTTCCTACTGTAGTAGGCGGCGGTCGCAACAATAATCTAAAAGAGATTCAAAAGGGTGGCGCCGCAGCAGCAAAACGAGTCGAAACCAGCATCAAACAGTTTCTAGGTTCATCCATTACTTCGTCTCATATTTTAAACATGGTTAAACGAACAACAAGGGTTAAAAGAAATAGAAAATCTAAAGGAACCAGACAGTCTAGAAGAAGGGCGAGAAGCCAATAGAAGAAGGGCGAGAAGCCAATAGAAGAAAATAATATGTATAAAATATATTATGTTCCAAGGAATTCGTGACTTTTTGTTTGGACAAAAAGAAGAAATAATAGATAATACAAATCTAGTAGGCGGCAGAGTCGGGTTCACCCCACCAGAAAAGAAGGCCATCGCCAAAAAACTCAAAAACATATCCGAAGAAGAGGCGATTAAAGACTTTGCGCATCTGAAACAAATCGACCTCAAAAAGGTCTCGAATGAGACCAGAACCGGTAACAAATTCGTTGATTATTTCACTTTTCCAGAGCGATTGGAAACAATCAGCAAAAAAGGCATGAATTATTTTGATTTTTTACAGGATACCGAATATCACAAGAAGCCGTATATTAAGAGACTTATCGATTACCAAAAGGGCGACGATAAACAGGTTGCGCTATATCGCGTTTTCAAATTACATTGCGGTTCTATTGGATTATTTAAGCCGCTAAATGCGATGGAAGTGTATAAGCGATTTAAGCCGCGATCCGTGCTCGATTTCTGTGTTGGTTGGGGGTCAGAACTGGTTGGCGCGGCGGCACTAGATGTGCCTAATTTTATCGGAATTGATTTGAATGAGGATTTGAAGGAGCCTTTTAAAAGAATGCTCCATCTTTTAAAGCAACTGAATACTAAAACTAAGATGAAAATAATGATTAAAGATGCGTTAAAGGTCGATTATTCGAAGCTGGATTATGATATGGTCTTGACTTCGCCGCCGTATTACAATGTGGAGCTGTATAATGGCACAAAATTCAGAACACAGGAAGAATGGGAGCAGGAATTTTATATTCCGCTTTTTACAAAAACTTATAAGCATTTGAAAAAGGGAGGACATTATGCGTTAAATGTTCCGGCAGAAATATACGAAAGCGTTTGTTTAAATCTATTCGGTAAAGCGGACATTAAAATGCCTTTGAAGAAGAAGGAACGACCGAAGAACAAACTGACCAAAAAGGGGTATAATGAATATATTTATGTTTGGACAAAACTGTAGGTTGATAAAGAATTAAGAGGTTGACAAGGACGAAATATACAATATAATATATTGTATATTTAATGACAACCGCTAAATATATTTTTTGTGTTGATAATCCGACTGATCCGGAAAAATTTATAAATTATTATTATGTAGACAGAGAATTTATCAATTTAAATAGCACAATATCAACTTCGAGCCCGCCCAGCCTTGAACAAGAAGTAGCAGAATCCCTTATATCCGCGCTCCGCATGCCACAAAATAAAGCCAACGATAGTTTTTGCTCTAAAAAGGGAGAGGGAGTGAGTGAAGAATACATAATAGATGAATTTATTAGCAAACCAAATTCAACCGGTTCTCGCAATATACTAATAAACACAGTAATATATTATGATACAGATAACAAGCCATTTGCTTTTTTAATGTATAAACAGTATCCATCTGATGCTAATTCTATGTATATTTCTATATTGTGTATAAATTCTTTACAGCCGAAATCGAAATTTTCCGATATGGTGTATGGGGATCAAATAGTCAATAATTTTAAGGTTGCTTGTGAAAGCGTAGGCATTCATAATATTTATTTAGAATCTATATCTTCCGCGGAAACATTTTGGAGACGGGAAGGATTTAAGATGGTCGATCCTCAACCGATTTATAGCAAGAGCAGTAGCAGCAGCAGTAAGACCAGAAGTAGTAGTAATAAGCGCATCAACAGTAGTAAGACTAGAAGCAGTAATAAGAGCAACGGTAGTAGTAAGACTAGAAGCAGTAATAAGAGCAACGGTAGTAATAAGCGCAGCGACAGTAGAAGCAGTAATAAGCGCAGCAACGGTAGTAATAAGCGCAGCGACAGTAGAAGCAGTAATAAGCGCAGCGACAGTAGTAATAAGAGAGATGGTCATGATAAATTATTTTATTTCAATATAATTCCTGAAACTGGAAGCAAAGGGAAAGGCAAAGGGAAAAAAGGAAAAACAAAAAAACACAAGACCAAAAGACACTGGATATTTATATAATAATTATGAATATGGATTCGAATAATATATAATGATAATGTATTATGGATACTCTTATATCAAAAAGCACCAAATCTTTGAAATCTAGTTCAAAATCTTTGAAATCTAGTTCAAAATCGAAATCTAGTTCAAAATCTTTGAAATCTAGTTCAAAATCTTTGAAATCTAGTTCAAAATCTTTGAAATCTAGTTCAAAATCGAAATCTAGTTCAAAATCTTTGAAATCAGCCAGCATTCAAGATATAGACCTAAAAATGCCTGAAATATTGCCCGGTAAACTAACCTATAGTGACAAAATAGCGAAAAAGATGGAAAAAACATTCCAGATGCATAAAGATGTCCAACCCTTTATCGGTTCTAGTTATTTTATTAATTTATTTTACTTATATCTTTTTAAAAAATACAAAATGAAGTGTGTTATAACAGATAACACGACAGAAATAGCATTAACTTTTAATTTTAAAAATAAGGAAAACATATCAACACACCACGAAAATATTGAAAACTGTAGTCAACGCATATTCGAATGCGTAACAAGACAAGAAAATATAATAATAATTCCATTATCGTTTCAAATAACGATCGACCAAATACATAAAGGGGGGCATGCTAATTTATTAATATATAGGGTAAATACGGGTGAATTAGAACATTTTGAACCACATGGCGCGAAATATAGCGGAACTCAGGCGATAATGATTAACAAAAGAATAAATGGTGTTTTATCATACTTAGTAAAAACATTAAATGAAAAAATAAGAGAAGTGAATGCGGAGATTGATTCTAATTCAGCTTCTAAAATAAATAGTTCAAATAGTGAAAATAGTGAAAAAATTAAAGAAGTGACTTTAATAACGGCTGAAGATGTGTGTCCAGATATAAAGGGATTACAAGCGCTTGAACAAGGAAGCGTGATACCCAAAAATGCGTTAATTGAACCTGGCGGATACTGTGCTACATGGTCCATGTTTTTCACCGAATTATGTTTAAAAAATCCAGAATTTTCAAGCAGACAAATACATGACGCGATAATGGAAAAAACAGAGTTGTATGAAGCTAAAAATGATTATTTACGAAAAGTAATACGAGGATATACTTGTTTTATAAATAATAAAATAGCGAAATATTTTTCGCATGTATTTGGTGAATCCATGTCATCTGTAAAAATACACGGTTTGTTACGCGAGTTTACTCAAACTGGAGAAAATAATGCGGAATTTACGAATTTTCTAGACAAATTTTTTGAAATAATGGAGGTCGAAATGGATGCGAATATAAAGAAAACAAATAGTTTCCCTGATGTCAAAGTTAGGTATAATGAGTTTTCTGAAGGAATTGGCACGGAAACATCGTCATCTTCCCTTTTAAGCGAGAATCGTATTTCATCCCCTAAAAGGGCTTCTTTAAAGAAGGAGGAAAGTGGTGTGGCAAAGGGTAAAACAAGGAATAAACCAAGGCATAAAAGGAATAAAACAAAGAATAAAACAAGGAATAAAAGGTTTTAATAACTTATATAAAGCATGAGATAAATAAGCCCTTAATTATTTCTTTTGCTCTTTTAACCAGTCGCAGAAGCCATTACTTTTGACTACATTGAACGACGAACCTAGGTGTTCTTTGGCAATTTTATAGGCCTTTTTCTCAATCGGATCCAATTGATTATAATATTGAAGCAGATTGGCTTTCAACTCGGGAGCATATGCGTCGAATGCGTCAATTAAAGGTTGATTCATGATTTCTTTGATATATAGATAATAATACATTGGTTTTATATCGAGAATATAAAATCAATTTTTTCTTATTTCCTTTTTTTAATACTTTTTCTTCTCTTTTTGGTTCTTCCCATTCTCTTTTTTTTAATACTTTTTCTGCGGATCTGTTTCTTAGATTTCCGTTTCTTTGTTCGTCTTTTGGAGCCGCCTTTTTCTGCTGCTATCATCGCTGCTGTTTCTTCTGCTGCTCTTTTTGCTACTAATGACCGTCCTATTTTTACTGGGTTTACTGCTTTTGCTGCTGGGTTTACTGCTTTTGCTACTGGGTTTACTGCTGCTTTTGCTCTTGCTACAGCATGTCCGCAGTCGCACGGTATAAATCTGCTGTCATAATTCCTAAAATATGTATTAAATTTTAGACAGTCATTCATCATAATATTATAAATAATCATTTTCATGACTATTTCAATATCTTGTATAAATACATTATCAAATTTATCATTATTATCGACTTTTTGGTTTTTAATATCTAAACCAATAGTACAATAATATTTGATTAGAGATGATTGAAGAACAAATTCTTCTTCTCGTGTTAAATGTTCCCGTGTTGAAAATGGTTGTGCTATTAATTCTACTTTTTTATATCCCTGTATAAAAAAATAAAGCAAGCATTCGAAAAATAATATGCTGCCATAGGGTAAACTAAAACACTTAAATGTATCAATATGAATCGTTTTATCACTAGGTTCTAAATCAAACAAACTATATTTAATAAAACATTCATTATTATATTTAAAATACTTATCATCGAATGCTATTTTCGGAAGCTTTTTTAAGTCATATCCTAATATTTGCGTAACATAATATGTTGCTAACTTACGCGATGCGTCACTAAAAAAACTAAAATTATCTTCTATACACTTAGGAATTATTGGAGTTTGTGCTATAAAATCGCGTACTGCTTTTTGAGGCAAAAATGATTCACTAAATTTACCAACCTCACTTAATGTTATATCCGCTAACGGTATGACAAAAATCATTATCGGATATGTTGTGGTACGAACTACTACTAAACTTCTTATATTTAAAACATTTAAAATAGTAACCTTGGTTCCTATGGCAATATAAACTGAAGAGTTTTTGGCCCGGGGTTTTTGTGGTTCTACGCTAATTCCCCAACGAATAAACTCTGTTTCAGGAACGATGGCTTCTATATTATCTGTTTGTATTACTATACAGTTTTCACCAATCTTTCCGGAGTGTCTGGTATTAGCTTTAAAATTGTATATTTGTTTAGCATTGTATGTAGCAGCAGCATTCTCTGGAGGAACCGCATCCTTTGGGTCTGGATAAACTAGTTGCTTTTTGGCAACTTTGGGGTTTTTTGCGCGTACTGTTGTCCAAGTATTTTGAAGACATTCCGATTGATCTATTTTGTCTAACCATGATGACGGTAAAGCATACTGGTTATTATTATCTTCAATAATTGCCCAGGATATATCACTCTTCCCTGTATATGGGAAGTAGTCGACAAACCTTACCACATCATGCTTGTTTAATGTTAATACATTTAGGATGCCTACTCGCCTAGCGACAGCTTCATCAGTATCATTTGGTCGATTAAATATTTTAAGACAATCTCCGGGTCGCCATTCGTCGATTTGCGGTCTACTAATTAGCTGCGGTTCTATTCCTATTGGTCCCGAACTATCACGGTCTCTTTTTTTAGAAGCGGGTGGATTATGTCCTAATCTGAGCTCTTCATCGGCAAATGGAAACACCTTTTTTTCACTCATAATATTTATTAACTACAATAATCAGATATAATATTGTAGTTAATATGCTTCTAAAGGGAAACAAATTTATCTTTTTCCCCTTTTCTTAGTTTGTCTTCTTTTGTTTCCGTTTTGTTTCCTTTTTGTTTTCCTTTGCTTTCTTTTTTTCGTTTTCTTTGTTTTCTTTTTGGAGCCACCTTTTTTTGGGAATAATATTCGGTCCGTATGTTTATTAAATGCAAGACTTTGTATCGCTGCAAGACGTTGTCTCTCTGCAAGACGTTGTTTCCGTTGAATGATCTTATTAATGACATCCATAGCTTCTGTAACCTTCCTCTCTATCTCAGCTAGCTCTTCTTCTGAAACCACATTTCCATTAATTATATCATGAATTTTGCTTGATATGGTTTCGGCATTTCCAATAAGCGTTCCATCTTCCTGAATTTCAAATCCTATACCTATATAAAATCTCAGCAAGCCCGAAAGGTCTAGACCCCTTGCTTTTTTTTTTGGGTCGAGGTCGGCGGCAGGAGTCAAAGTAATATCTTCAAATTCCCAATTTAGACTTCGTAATGTGTCTATTGTATCGGACAAGAATTGTTTTCCAGTATTTGGTATTGAACCTTCATATATAAAATAATGTATTGTAATTATTTTTTTTTCAGGATTGCCTTCAAATTCTATTATACAGTCAATACTGTTATCTCTTGGAGATGCCTGCCCGATTTCAGTAGACCTATCATATTCAATGATAACCTTATATACAATTACTTCTCCGAGGCGATCTAAAACTAAACTCTCATTCACAGTATAATCAACGTCATTATGATGAGTTGTAATCGGTAAAGTTTCGTCATCGGGAGGTTCCAGACCGCTGTTGTCTTGAACTGCTTCTTCTTCTTCTTTTTCATCTGCTTCTTGTCGATCCTCGATTTCGGGCGTTACCCCCAATCGTTGTTTTTCTTCATTGTAGCTTAGATTATTATATATGTCTTGCAATTTAGTAGATGTTGAAGGTATTGAAGAAAATGTTGGATGTATTCTTGAAGAAAATGTTGGAGGTGTTCTAGAAGAAACGGGTTTAGCGTTAACTGTCTTGCCGAATTTGTTAAATAATGGCGCACTTAGTTGTTGGCTTGGTCTTTTATTAGCACTCCCATTCTTACTCATATATTTAAACTAAAATAACCAGATATTATTATTTCATATAAACAATGCTCGGTTGTTTGTCACCGAAATAGGTTGCCATACATACGATTTGTCTTCCCGGCATCAATTTGACTTGACTTTGGTTCATCATATTTGTTAGTTGTGTCTCTATTTGGTATCCATTCGATGTCAAAAAAGAATATAAATCTGGGATTTCATTCGGTGTTAATAGTCCGTTTTTACCAAATTTATTACTATTACTATGACCATTGCTATGATTTGGAAAAAGATTTACTATCGCTAGCCCGCAACCCTCGACTCCATTATAATTGCTACCCTCTTTATACAGTCTTGGTAACTGTAAGCGTCGTATAAAAGCGCCTAAAGGGCCGTCTGGAACCACATTCACCAGCAAAATGTTTTGATATTGCTTACAATATTGGTCGTAATATGGCTGGCTAACAATCGTAAATGTTCTGGGATTTGACATTATATATTAATGTATTAATAAAGGGAAATAAATATAAAGGGAAATAAATATAAAATTGAATTAAAATGATTTAAATACTATAGCGTATATTATTACATACGCGAAAATGAATAACCATACTTGTAAAAAATGCGGTAAAAACTTCACCGATAAATCAAAATATTCCGCGCACTTGAAGCGAAAAACCCATTGTATTGCTCTGACTTTTGATATTATAGAGGAATCTGAATCTGAATCTAAATCTGAACCAGATGTTACCAATATCAATAACTTTGACCATCTTGTCGGCGCCATTTCCATAAATGTTCCTAAACCTATTTTAAAATGGGTAGGAGGAAAAACGCAAATATTGGACACTCTAATTCAACAATACCCAGTCAACATCAACAATTATCGTGAAATATTTTTGGGAGGTGGTAGCATGTTACTAGCGCTGCTAAAATACAAAAAGGACGGCATCATTATAGTTCATGGCCAGATTTACGCATATGACCTAAATGAACCACTTATCGGTGTTTATAAAAATATTCAATCTTGCCACAATGAATTGTTTGCCGAAATAACGCGTATAATTGCGGAATTTAATTCCAGTAATACGCAAAATGGTATCCTTAATCGCGCACCAAAAACGCTAGAAGAAGCCTTAAATTTAAAGGAAAACTATTATTATTGGACCAGAATACAATACAATAAATTATCTTTGGAACAAAAGACATCTGTTTTGGGCTCCGCAATGTTTATATTCTTGAATAAAACATGTTTTCGCGGGGTTTTTAGAGTCGGACCCAACGGATTCAATGTTCCTTACGGTCACTACGATAAGCCGGAAATTATTAACGAGGCTCATTTAAACGCGATTCACGAGTTAATACAAGGCGTCATATTTGAATGCAGCGATTTTACAAATTCACTGAGTAATGTCGAAGCAAATGACTTTGTATATTTGGACCCGCCATATGCTCCAGAAACCGCTACTTCTTTCGTTAAATATACTGATGCCGGGTTCCCGGTGGAAACCCATTTAGCATTATTTGGCTTGTGTCATGAGTTAACCCAGAGCAATAAAAAATTTATGCTAAGTAACTCGGATGTCAGCTTAGTGCGTGACAATTTTACTGCCGCAATTCATTCAAGTTATAATGAAAATATAAAATCTATCTCGTGTAGACGCGCAATCAATTCCAAAAACCCTGATGCGAAGGCGAAGGAGGTTATTATAAGGAATTATTGATACTGGATACTAGATACTGGATACTAGATACTTATCCAAGCATCTAGTGATTCAAAGTAATTATCGTCGTCGCCAAATAGAACCGCGATTCCGTCTTCGACAAATATTTCATTTAATGTCGTGTATTTTTTTTTGGGCGAATGTAGTTTTTTCTTTAAAAAGTTATTAACACAAAAAGCATACTCGACCTTAAATTTGCCGCCGAATAGCTTTGAATACACGCGTTTAAATATGGGGCCGCTCATTAGCTTATCCTCTACGGAACCGGCGACATTTTGCTCCTTTTTCTCGATGAATTTTATTTCAAGGCGACTATCGTCGTGTTTTATAATATACACTTCGTCCGGATTTCTGGATATATCGCCCTTAGGAATGCTAAATTCGCATTCCATATAGGTTTTAAAGCCAGACTGAGTAGCATAAATGACTTCCTTGTCTTTGAATTTTTTTGTTAAATAATAACCATGTTTATTTGTATTCATATTATGTCTTGTAAATCCTTGCTCTAACAATCGGGGTTCATTGTTCGTTTTTTCTTCGAATTTTTTACCATATAGGTTTGTATTGGCGCCACCTGCTCCGGTTCCCTTGTTTATAATGGGACTAAATTCTTCTACTTCTATAAATTCTATTAGTTGATTTTTTGCCATTTTAGCCATTATTATATTGTATTGGAAGCTTTATATTGTTTGTATAAGTATTTCAATTATAAGTATAAGTATTTCAATTTTATTATCATTGTCAAAATAAAATTGTATGAATAAATGTTTAGCTTAATTACCCTTTATAAAGGGTGGATAAATTAGCTCATGTAATAATTCTAGTTCCTCTTTTGTTAGTCTAATCGTGCTTAAAAGCTTGAAAACATTATTATAACTATTCGCGTCCAAAGCATAAGTGTCGATAAAGTCGGTCTCATATAGCTCAAAAATGGTTAAAACGATATTGTAGGTTTCCTTGTTTTTAACATCAACTCCTTGCACCTTTTGCAGCCTTTTCTTTATATTACTGTATTTCTGTTGCCGTTCTGCTCGTTCAAGCGCAATTAAATCTTGAATCTTTTGTTCTTCGGCTAATTCAAAATCTAACAAACTTTGCTTCAAAATGATGGCGATATCGGCATCTGATGTCTGAGCAAACTCGGTATGCTGGGCTAGGTCGTGCTCTGTATTATAATTGGCGTTGTAATTTGGTTCGCATAATCGCTCGGTTATTACTGGATCAGGGTCTCTGACTCTGTCTTCTAGTTCTTCATTTAGATCTGAATTGTTAGACATATTATATATCATATATCATTATATTTAGATTGATTTCATATAATCATTAGTGGCTTCTTTTGCTTTTATGTCTTCGTCTACTGCTTCTGCTTCGCTTGCGCTTGCTTTTTCTGCTTTTTCGTCTACTTCTTCGGCTTCTTCTGCTTCTTCTGCTTCTTCTGCTTCTTCTGCTTCTTCTGCTTCGCTTGCGCTTGCGCTTGCCACGCCCCGTATTGTGCTGTCGCAATAAACCATTTATCATGGTTAAATGAACTTTTAAATCATCTTCGATTCCTTCTTTTGTTAGTCTGTCTGGTCTAGAACCGAATTCTTCGTTGCCAATATCAATTAAATACCCCAAAATATCCGTTTTATAGCCTTCTAGAGCTTCCACAGTCTGTTGATTAGTGTCAAGATATTGTTTTATCGCCGCATTTAGAGCGTTGCCTTGTGTTAACAAGTCGCCTTCATAGTCTTCTCTTTCTTCATGACTCATGTACTATATTATTACAATTATTATTATTATTATCACTAACAAGGGTGAAAAAAATTGAAATAAAATACTTAATAAGTATTGAAGTATTATCGCTTATATTAACCTTGTCGCTTAAACTTATCGCTTAAATAAATACTTAAAGATGTCTCTACCTATGAATAGCCAGGAACCAACTGAATACGAAGAACAGGCTCAAGACGGCTTAAATGACCTAAGATCACTGTTAAATGATGAGTTAGTTCCTATTTCGGAAGAAAATACTAAATTAAACGCAACCATATTTCGCTTCCAGTTTACCGAAGCATTCATGCTCGACCTATATAAATTCGCTAAAATTCACCAATACGATCACAGAAAGGATTTCAAGGAGGCTTGGACTATTTGGCTGGAAGAAACCGACGACATTATTCAAGAGGAAGTCGACCGCCTGAACAATCTCGGATACGACGGCGACATTTTAGACAAGATGTTCAAGAGCGCTCGCTACTATTTCCGAAAGAAAAGCCCAATTAAAGCCGAACCGAAGGTCAGAAGGCAATACATTGGCGTCAGTCATGACTTATTGGCCGCCATGGACGCGCATATTCGCTCCACCATTAGAGCCGACGGGTTCCGGCCGAAGAACGGATTTGTGTCGTTTTGCCTTAGCAACGACCAGCTAGTTAAGGGAATCATTGTCAGCATCTACAAATCCGGCAATCCGGACCTAAAAATGATTCAACTGAAGCTGAAGAAGACTTACAAAAACAGATATTTTATGTTAATTAGCAAATAAAAATAGCTGTCGATATAACAATATTATCAAATGCTTTCTTCCTCTATATATTTTTTTTGCGATTCTTCGGATTTGGCAACCAAAAAGGGAGCAGATACCAAAGACACGCATCATATCGTTTCCAGCCACTTTTTTTCCATGAACGAGGTTGCGATTGCTAACAAAATCCGCGCCTTAAATACAACATTCGGATTCCGATTCTACATTTTCGACAGCGCAAGGCCTTTGAAAGTCGGTGAAATTGCGGCAGACCATTTAGCTCCAAGTATAATGACAACGAGTGGAATGAGTCGGCTTTTGCTGACATTTCCGAGGCTAGAGCTAGCATATTTCGACGCCTATTTGTCTTCTTTAAGTAGCTCTAAGAAATATATATATCAGCTAATTGAAGGATATCGGACTTTATTGGGTTCACTCGATTTGTTAGTTAGTAACCAGATAATACATAATAGTTTAAACTTTAATACAATTGTTGTACATAAAGAGGAGACTATACTAACAAACTTTTCGTTTTCTGTTGATATTCAAAATTCGGGCTTCGATTGGTCGCAGTATTTTCTGCTAAGAAAGTTGGATAAATTTTGTCCTGTTGAATTTTACTTGTTACAATATCAAGTAACTAACAAACAGGAATTGTCCATGTATAATATCGAGGCCATTATAAAGGAGTTTTCCAAAGATTGTTTAAAGGATTTTAAAATAGATATAAATTTGGGCTATTTTGTCAAGTATACTAACAAATCCTTTTTAAAGAATTTGGAAGAAGCATTAAAGTATTGGAAAACTTGGGATAATTACGCATTAAGTATGGTTTACTTGGATATTTTAAACAATACTTTTTTAAAGAAAGATAACAAATTCATAAGCGATTTTATGAAGTTGTTAGTTGGTTATATTAATTTGGATCCTTCTAAAAGGGGATTATTTAGCTTGACTTTATTTGAAGAGATGATACAACATATTGATTTGAAGGATTTTAGAGAATTAGTAATAGTAAGCAATCAATGCGACAAATAAGTAATTAAATTAATGGTGGCGCCGGGATCTTCGATGGCGTCTAGAAGACCTCTTTTTAGACCCTCTGGATCTGCGAGTGCGCCTTCGTCGACGGCGGCCGCCTATTATATTTCCATTTTTATCTCTTATTATTATTCGTCTATTTGTATCTCTGGATATAGTTCCTGATTGTCCGTTACCATACCAAGTAATAGTCCATGGCTGATTCTCAAAAGATCCTAAAGGATTAACGCCCTTCACCAGTATAGCTGTTATGTCTCCAAAACCAATTGTGTTTTGAGCAGCATGGTCGAACTCTTCATTCTCAACCGCATCTATTATTTGTTGTTTTGTGTCGTCATCCATTTTATTATACATTAATTAGAGAAAATAATTAATATATATTTAAGAAAAGATTTAATGGTGGCGCCGGGATCTCTTATGAGAACGAGAGCGTCTAGAAGACCTCCTGTGAGAACGGGAGCGTCTTTGGGTTCGGTGGCGCCTGTGTCTGCGACCGCCTTCCATTACGAGTGGTTCGTATTCAGGATCGGCTTCAGGATCGCCGCCTACAGAAAATTCATCAGAATTTTCCTCTCCTCCTCCGCGCCACTTTTCGCCCTTATCTTTGCGCCTCTTTGCTACGCTCATGGCTTCCTTGTAGCCAATACCTTCTTCCTTTTGAACCTTCTTGACGAAGGTCACCCAGGCTCTCAAGCTAGCATTGCCGTGTCTCTTGCCCTTGTGCGCCTTCTTGGAGCCCCGGTGACGACGACCGGCGTTTTGTTGTTCTGCGTCTATTTTTGCTTGAGCTGCGTCTCTTTCTGCTTGGGTCATACTATTTATTTCACTCATTTTATTATATATAAAACACAGATTATATTCTTTTTCCAAGGATAAAATTGAAATAAAATATTAAATACTAATTTATTTAATATTAAATAAATAAATAAGACTTTAAAAAAGAATGCTTAAAGACAACATATTAACTTTAAAAGTGCCAGGTGCCAATCTAGTATTCACTAGATATTTATATATTAAAGATGAAGTAAAGACCGCGCTTCTAATAAGTATCCTAAATAAAAGCGATGATGCGATATTCTGGGCCTACGAATTGTATTATAGTGGTTTCAAAAATGAATTATACGCATTCATTTGGCAGATATATTACGACTTCTTTGCTACGCTAAACCCGAGCTTCGCAGTGTATTTATCTAAGAAGCTTTCGAATCAAAAGGACATTGATGATCGCTTAATTAGTTCGATTATCCAAAACCTTTTAATCCGGTCTTACAATACAGATATCTTTCTCTTAAGGACGATTTCAGAGGTCTTTGAATCAGAAGAAGCATCTGATTCAGAAGAATCAATCGAAGACCTACTAGAAACAAAAAACTACCGAAAACTAGCTTCCTATATTCTTCTAAATAAAACGGATTTAGAATTGGAAGACACTTATAAAAAGGTTCTAAACTATTTCAAACTAACAAATCAGAAAAGGGCGACACTTTCAAACGCAACTGTATCCAAGCAAATCATATTGTTAGCAAACATCATGTCATTATTTAATACAGAAGCCCAAAATCTCGTAAAAAAGAAGAACTTTTATGTCCGCGTAGATCCGGAAGAGGTCGTCCAATACGAGACCATTGAAGCAACCAGTTTGTTGAAACCATATCGCATTTTAGCGCAAGCATGTTCCAGAAAAATCCAGCACGACTTTGCCAAGTTGTTTCAAGGATTTCGAAACCAGCCCTCACCCTTAGAAAAAGAGAAATACAATGAGTGGACCACGAGGGCCGCGGTCGAAAAATACAGCGACAACTGGCTATATCATGCGGCATTTTCACCGGAGTGGTTTGCTAGAATCATGAGTTGCAAGGGATATGTAGATTATCAGAACCAGCAAGTGAAATTTGTTAGCGAAGAATGGGAGGATGCGTTTTATAACAAGTTTAATTATGACCCGGATGAGCAGCCGCTATTTGTAAAAGAGAACGCATTGAAACTTATTAAAAGCGATAATACTAGCACATGGCAGCAATTCTTCGCCAAATATAAAAGATGCGGTCTGATAGATGCTTTAACTACAGAACTGGATGCGCTGAATGAGGAGCCACTAAAGTATGACTAAAGTATTTGACTAAAGTATTTGACTAAAGTATTTGACTAAAGTATTTGACTAAAGTATTTGACTAAAGTATTTGACTAAAGTATTTGACTAAAATGCCTTAATATATAAGTATATATTATATTTTTATTTATGCGAACGCAGGTTTATCGGTGGAAAAAAATTGAAATTTCTTTTCCTAAATGATTTAAAGGTATTATCACAAACTATATACATATCAAAATGGTTAAAAATACTACAGGCGGCAACACTAATAAGAAATTCGCGCGCAAACACGCGACCAGTTCTAAAGCAGGAAATAAACTGCGTATATCCGAGGATGAAGGCGAGTTATACGCAGTCACGACAAAAAATTTAGGTAATAATATGTTCCACGCCATTGCCACAGACGGCATCACATATCTGGTCCACATTCGCGGCAAATTCTCCGGCAAAGGGAAGCGATGTAACATTATCGAGGGCGGCGTTTGGGTGCTGATTGGTCTTAGAGAATGGTCGACTCAATCGCCGGCGACTTCTGGGGGAAAGCTAAAGATGGTCCAATGCGACCTGCTAGAAGTCTACTCCGAACTAGACAAGACGCGACTCAAAGAGTCCGTTAGCGAGGACTGGGATGTCCTGCTGTTAAATGACCCGACTAAAATAGATAAAAAGGAGGATAAATATCAGGATGAAATCAAGTGGCAGACCGAGAAAGATGTCGAACAGGCTGTATTGTTGGCGCAAATTCAATCAGGATGTAGCGCAAAGATAGCGTTGGCTTCTGCCGCACCCGCTTCTGCCGCATCCGCTTCTGCTGCTTCCGCTTCTGCCGCGGAACGCACTGATATGGAAATCTATGTCGACGATATTTAATTATCCCTGTTCTAAATAATTTAATGATTCACTTATAAAATTATTTTTTATTTGATTTGCCTAATATATTGATGATAAAGACCAATGCTACTTATAAATGCTATAAATTTCCATGACGAAAATGGGTCTTTTTCCGGTTTCGGGGTTTGATTTACAAAAGATAGGGCTCTTTGATGGAATATTTTCTTCTTACCTTCTTTCCCGATAAAGTGGGCAACTTGTCTGTTAAATTTGATTCTATTGAAAGCGAAATTCATCTTATTTTATATATAAAATTGTGTTTAAATGGTTTATCATATTATAGATTAAAAATGGTAGAATCGCCGGCAATGCGCCTCCTATTGTTGTCGTAAAAGGATAATCCAATACTTTATAGTATTCATCTAGACTACTAAATATCATCGTCTTTCTAAAAAAAACATCTACTAGAACTCCATAAATGGCTAAGTATACATAATTCAGCGGCAAACGCAGGACATAGATATAAAACATCTGTAATATCGCCATCATTCCAGTAGCAATACATATCGCTTCGGCTCGCCCATGTTGAGCAAAGTATTTTTTAAGACCGCCATCTCCGCCCAAGTATTTAACCCTTATTTGTAGAAAAATATCGCCCAATAATCCTGTTAAACAAGCTATACTAACAATATCGAGCATTTAATATATGATGAAAAAAGATTTTAATTATATTTACTATTTATTTCTTATATTTTGCTATATTTACTAAGTTTTGGCTATTTATTTTTTCTTCATCCATCCTTCCCGTAGGCTAAAGGTGAAATGCTGGCATTTACCGCACATTCCATCACCATCTGTTTCTTCATAGTGACAAACTCGACCGCAAGTTCCGGAACACCTATTGTAAGTTTCTCCGTCTTCTTCCGCGTCATCCCAGTAATCCGTACCCGTATCCTCGATTGTCGATTCGGCTTCGACCTCCGGAATTTCGAGGGCGCCCTTGAGTTCGTCCCATACATCCTTGTGCATCCTTGAGTAATTCTTGAGAGCTAAGTGAACTGGTCCTTTATCTAAACATAAGCAATTCGCGTATTTCATTTTAACAGAACTTAATTTTATATCGGGCACTAAATGGTGCGCTTGCTGAGTAGATTTGCCTTCTAAATAGGCTCTGGTTACTAGCGTAGTTTCCTCTCTAGACCAGGTATGTTTGGATTGAGTATTATTGGTTTGAGTATTAGTTGACATTTTAGCTTTAAGTGTTTAGAGTTGGAAATAATACATTGAATCATTGTATTAAAAAGTATTTCAATTTTTTAAGGAAACCAATGTCTTTGTTGTGTTTTTGTTGTGTTTTTGTTGTGTTTTTGTTGTGTTTTTGTTGTGTTTTTGTTATATAATATATCGTTTTGATTCGATTCGATTTGATTCGGTTGTTATATTATATATTGGATGCGGTCTCCTGTAAATATATATATCGATTGATTTAATCTATAAGCACTCGGGGGTTAAATAGTTTGCTGATAGGAGACAAATATACATAGCAGATTGTCTTTAAATGGTTTTAAGGAGATATATTTAAAATCGGTTAAAGACATGCCGATATAATAATATAGATATCAATACATAATTAATCGAACATGAGCAAATTTGACAAATTATTTAACACGCCTCAAGCTGCTAGAAATACAGACACTTCTTATCTAGATAAGAAACCTAATAGTTTTATCAGTAGAGCAGACGCAGTCGAAAAATCCAAGACCTATAACTTTGTAGAAGACCAATTCCCGGTTTTTTCTTCTACAAAGACGGACTATAAAGCATTATCATCAGCAACGGACTCCAAGAAATATTCCGATATCACTTCAACCCTAATCGAAGTCGAAGTTATAAAGAGTAATCCTGTAATACCTGGCTGGACTCAATATTCGGTTTGTAAAAAAACTGGTAAAATAGAAGTATTATACGGTTCGAAAACACGCAATCAAATGGAGCAAGAAAAGGAAGAGGCGAAAATGAATAATTCGCTATACATTTATAGACAAATGGTATCTTCTTTAGAACAGAATTGGGCTAGATATAAGAAACAATATGATAAAATCCATGGAAATGGCGCATATGAATTAGCGCATTATAGTGAACCAGTTTATCCAGATGATGAATATTCATTTGATGGAGAAAAAGAAAAGGAAAAAGAAAAAGAAAAAGAAAAGGGTTATGAAAATGATGACTATGAATACGACTCTTACAGCCTAGGCGATACTAAGAAAAGGAATTATAGCGTAGTTAGCAAACAATAAGAAATGATAAAATAATAAAATTGTAAGTTAGATTTAGTATTGTATTATATAATGAAATACTAAATCGCAATGTACAAAGGTAATGAAAACAAGGGTAATGACTTTGACGACGACGATGACTTAGACAAAGACTTAGACGAGGGTAATGACTTTGACGAGGGTAATGACTTTGACGACGAGGACTTAGACAAAGACTTAGACAATATTGATTCGTCTTGGCTAGAAGAATTCGATAACATAGACAAGGAATACAAAGACTATTATACATCAGAATTGACACATGTTAAAACACACTGTATTTATGTCAACAAGGACAATGAGATTGACCGCATTATAGAAGACAGTATATTGCTGAATAATCCCGGAATTTTATCCAAAGAAGAAACAATCGGCTTCATTAAACACAACGCGATTTGTAATCAAGTTAAATATTCATTACTATATATTTTGAAATATAATATTAATTTAGACCCCGTTAATTTAAAAACTTTTGTGAGAAACCGCGCGTCTCTAGCGGATATAGGTGCGCCATTTTTACAATCTGTCAAACACATCGACGCCATCAAATTCGATAAATCTATTTCCATGTTTCACGATTTAAATGAGTTATTTATCATTTTTTATAATAAAGCGGCGCCTATTACACATCATAATAGGTCCGGAACCAGAAGAATCTATATCAACCCAAGTTCATTTAAAAAGACTAAACGAAATATATTTAAAGACAATTTGAGCTAGTATAGTATAGTTAACAAATATGACAGCATTATTTAACGCACTCGATAATTTCACCCCTTCTCAGGTTGGAGAAAACGGTCATAGCGAATTCACTTGGTCAAATAGCACTCGTGAGCGAATCTTACAGCTCAGTTTTCAGCTCACCCGCTGTAAAGATGCCAAGCAAATACAAAATTTATCTAATATCGCCGACCAAATATTGTCTCAATTGACCGTCGATTACAAGACCAATAAAATCGACAGGGCGGAATATATCGGATTCATGTCCACCATGTTTCGTCTTGTCGGTCAAACCCGCGACATAATTGACGGCAAGGGCGAATACACCTTAGCATATATGCTGTTAGCCGTGTGGTATAAATATCACCCTCGTTTGGCGCTGTTTGCTTTCAAATGTTTCGTTTCTTTAGATTTAGAGCACCCTTATGGGTCTTGGAAGGATGTCAAGCATATGATAAAATATATGAAGCAGCATAAGACGGGACAGGAGCTAGTTTCGTATGCGGTCGGTCTCCTAAACGACCAAATTCGCAAGGATGTTAGCGCCGAAGTGCCTTCATTGGCGGCAAAATGGGCGCCCCGAGAAAAGTCGGCTCATTCCGAGTTGTTTGCTAAGCTGGCTTCCGACTATTTTCCTGATTATGCTAGCAGCGCTAAAACCGACGAAACTGCTAAAAAGGCGGTATCGAAAGCAAAGATGGATTATCGTAAGGTGATTTCGTCGCTGAATAAGAAGCTAGATACGGTCCAGATCAAGCAATGCGGCCAATCGTGGGCGGAAATTGATCCTTGTAAGCAGACTTCGATAACAATGCACAAACAGAAGCGCGCCTTTTTGAATAAGACGAAGAAGGGCGAACAGCGCTCTGTATTAGAAGACCGTATCCAATGCGCTTCCAAATTCACTGAATTTGCGGCAAAAGCGGAAAAGGGTGAAGTCGAGATCAAGGGAAAGCGCATTGGTCTGAATGATTTCACCAAAGAGGCCATTGAGTTGATTACCAAATCGCAGACCCGTGGAGCGGAGGCACAAATTCTGAACGCGCAATGGGTGAATAATTCATTGCAAACCGGTTCTTTGGGAAAGATGATTGCGATGGTAGATGTATCAGGGTCTATGATCGGCGACCCGATTCATGCGGCGATAGCGCTAGGTCTGAGAATTGCGGAGAAATCGCTCCTAGGCAAACGAGTTCTAACCTTCAGCGCCACACCCAGTTGGGTCAATCTCGATGGTTGCAACAATTTTGTTTCCATGGTGGAAAAAGTTCAGCGCGCGGATTGGGGTATGAGCACCAATTTCATGGCCGCCTTGAATCTGATTTTGGACGCAATTATACAGCATAAGTTACAACCGGAAGATGTGGAAGACATGGTTTTAACTATTTTATCGGACATGCAAATCGACCACGCTGACACAAATTATGGCTCCATGATGGGGATGATTGAGCAAAAGTATGCGGAGACCGGAATGCGGCTTTTCGGCAAGCCATTCAAAGCACCTCATATTTTGTTCTGGAACTTGCGCTCGACTGATGGTTTCCCTGCTTTATCTTTACAAAAGAATGCGTCTATGATGTCGGGATTCAGCGCGGCATTGCTCAATTTGTTTTGCGAAGAGGGGTTAAATGCGTTACAAAGCTGCACGCCTTGGTCCATGCTTCTCAAGGGCCTAGCCTTAGAGCGCTATAATGTCTTGGAGCAGCGGCTTTTGGAGGAGCTATAAGTTCTTTAAGTTGTTTTCAATATATTATATTTTTTAGGGGTATTGATTTATTGTTATTGATTTATTTGAAATACTTTAGTTGTAAAGTATTTCAAATTCTTTATATATAAAGAATTGCTGTTATTTATTGTATATGGAAAAAGATAATGATGCTATTTATATTTCAATGTCAAAAGAAAATATTAATAGACATATTGCTGCGAATAATTATAGGTCCGCATTTGGATTACTATTGACGGTTCTAAATAGATTAGATGATGGAAGACAAAAGAACGAATTTATCGACTATTATTTGAATGATTTTTTTACATTTACACCTGCCGATAGTTGTTTAAATCCTAGATAATATTTACTTAAAAAATTGATTTCCTTTTTGCCATTTGTTAGTTGTTCATCCTATTAGAATCGTAAACTTTGAATCGTAAACTTTGAATAATGTTTCATATCGCAACCACTCGATTTAACAATGCTACCCTTGCTGAAAATATGGCTTATCGTCAGAAATCCGGCGAATCCGTATTATACGGAACTAGCATTCAAATTCATCAAAAATATTCCATTGGTGCCATCATGTTTGTCTTTGAGATGAATAATGACGAAAACCGGATCGAAGGAATCGGCGTCATCAAGAATCAGGTTTTCCACGAGAAAAGATATAAAATTTACAGTGATAGTGATTATAATCGTATCATTTATCGCGGCAACCACTGGCTAAGTCGCGACCAACTTTTGACAATGGACCCGGAATTAGTAGCCATCTTTGACAAGATGTTATTCAAAGGCAAGTCGCATTTAAAACGGCAATCTGGCATCACAGTCGTAACCGAGAAACTAACAAAAAAATGCGAGTTAGACCTGGAGCAGCTGAAACGGCGCGTTAAGGAACTGCCGTTCTCTAATTATTAACTGTTAACTATAAACATGTTATCATGTCTTTAAATTGCTATTTTGTTATATATATATTTTTTATTAGAATCTAAAAAGAAATATATGAAATTGTATATGAGCACAATTGATTACAATACCGATAATTATACTATTTCCGAAATGTTAGCTGTTATTGATTTAGATGACCCAACTGAAGAAGAAATAGTCGATACAACTAACAAATATATCGACCGATTTGTTAAAGAAGGTTCCCCCAATTTAACCGCCTTTTTTCAGGACATTCAAACTAAATTGCTAGAATATGTGAATCAATTAGAAACTGCTGGTGCTGCTAATGATGCTGCTGCTAATGATGGCGCTGTCGGCGATCTAGAATATCAACCCAATTCAGAACAAACCGACCGCTGGTTTAAGAACCAAGCCCTGCCTCAAGACGAAAAACCCGTCCAAAAAGACAAGAATACCGAGCGCAAAGAACAAAATGAGGTATATGATAATAACCATGTCCCCATGAAAAAGGAACAACTCGGCATCAATAACAATTTCTCCGTCCCAGTAGCTCAAGATACACTTAATCCAAATCTAACAAATATTACCAACCGCTTCATCAATCTAGACAGTCAGTTTCGCCAGGCCGCCGGCGGCGTCGACACGATTGCCACCGATTATACGCTCGATTTATCAGATCCGCTGACGAATGTGCTATCATTGCGCCTCTATTCCATACAAATTCCCTTCACCTGGTATGTCATCGACGAACAATTCGGCAACACCTGTTTCTGGGTAACTAACAACGACACTGTATTTAAGATATTTATCGCTCCAGGCAATTATAATTCCACCACTTTATGCGACGCATTAGATAAAGCATTTACAACGGATGCTAATTTTTCATACCCAAATGATGTTTATATCCACGGGTTTCAGAATGCGACAATACCGCCGCCCCCAATCGCCACTTACAACGCGGTTAATGGCAGAATAACGATTAATTTAGAAGGCTGGACAGATCCAGCAAATAATCCTATTGTTAGTATTACTCAAAATGTCGACACTTTTGACGCCTCTATCGACGCTTATTTCACCTTTTTCGATTTTACCGGTAGACTAAAGTGTTTCGGCGAGCACCTAGCATGCGCGGTTCAAAATATAGCATTTAACGGCACTCTTGGTTGGGTGATGGGTTATCGTCTGCCAATTGTGCCGGTTTTTAAGGGCGGCAATACCGCAATTGCGGTTTTGGATCTATACGGTCCCAAATATTTCATTCTCGTGCTCGACGACTATAATCAAAATCACATCAACAATGGTCTCATTACTATCACCGAATTGTCTACTAAATTGGCTATACCCAGCTATTATAACACCTCTCAGCCTTATATTTGTAGCTCCAATGCGTCTAATATTAATCCATTGCTGTCTATAAATAGCATTGGTAATTTACCTAATCAGAATATTACCGGACTTCAAGACAAACTAGATTTCAGTTATGGGAAAATACAAACCATTTTGCCTTCCGCGCCCAGAACTCTAACTCAGGCGCAAATTTATACCGTTAATGAGATAATGAAAAATAGAGAGAAAAATACCTCTTATAGGGGCAAAGCTCCCACTAGTTCAGACACTTTTGCGCTTATTCCTATTAAACGAGCGGGGTTAAATACCGGCGATATGTATGTCGATTTCAGTGGTTCCATACAGGATAATAAACGCATCTATTTTGGTCCCGTAGACATTGATAGGATGCGGATTAAATTGCTGGATGACAGGGGATTTATTGTCGATTTACACGGGCAAGATTGGTGTATTACACTTATTAGCGAGAACTTGTATCAATACTAAGGGAACCTTTAAGGGAACTGCCGTTCCCTTATGAACCCATGCTTTTAAGGAACTTTTAAGGGAACTTTTAAGTTCATGTGAAATAGACCCCTCCTTTTAAGGGAACCTTTGGTTCCCCTACGACCCCTCCTTTTAAGGGAACCAAAGGTTCCCCTACGACCCTCCTTTTAAGGGAACCAATGTCATCGTTTCACAGACCTTATGAACCCATGCTCTTATGTGCGTTTAAGGGAACCAAAGGTTCCCCTACGACCCCTCCTTTTAAGGAACTTTTAAGTTCATGTGAAATAGATCCTCTCCTTTAAGTTCATTTGAATTGTGATTTAATTATGATTTAATAATATAACACATGGGCAATAACGAGTTTGACATCAATCTATTCTTAGATTACATCGGTTTATGCGCCTATGTAATTTTATTCTTATTATCTATATTTTTATTACAAAATAAAATCAAATATCTACAGGTGTTCGTCGGCGGTTTCTTTTTGAATATTGTATTAAATGCTATTTTAAAATACACCATCAGAGATCCGCGCCCGCCCGGAGACGCGAATATAGACGCCTCTACAAAGGAACGATTCGGCTTCGATAAATATGGCATGCCATCAGGTCACGCGCAAAATTGCGCCTTTTGTCTGTCATATATCACCCTAGTTTTAAATAATCCGCTTATAACCGGCATATATCTAGTAATAACCGCCATTTCCGTGTATCAACGATACAAATATTCGAATCATACGATTTTACAGCTCGTAGTTGGTCTCGCAATTGGCCTTATAACCGGATATTTGGCATATCATATTGGTAACAAATGGATAAAAGGCAATCTTAAATTGCGACCGGATGATTATGCGCCGAAGTAAGAATAAAGTAAAAATAAAGTAAGAATAAGCTAAATAACATATTTATTTTTATAAATATATTATAATACTTACCCTAATGTCTGGATTACCCTTTACTACTGGTTTGTGCCAAGGATGGTCTAATCCCAATATGAATTATACTACGCCAACTATCGCCTATCTATCCGGAACTTACAGCCCGGCTGGCTCAACCACCCTGGTCGCCATTTTCGGCAGCAATTTTCGGCTATATTCGACCATTCTGTTTGGCACCTATACGCCGACCATGATTTTCATTAATTCGGGGCAAATTAATTTTTATGTGCCTTCTGCCGCCCCATCCGGTAATAACCCGGTTCAAGTATTTAACGATAATAACGGCTCAAATACAGTAGAATATACCATCGACATCGCTCAAGGATTTTGGTTTTTAGACCCTACTTATTCGAATGTTATTACTAATTCTAATTCCGGCGGATTATCCGTTAAAGGTCCGATTCAAATTAATACTACTATCGATCCGAATAGCGGCAGCACTATCGTAGGCGACCTTATTTTTAATAATGTCGCGGATCCAACTCAGCCGCAATATATTCAGTGGTCTAACAATTGTTCCATAACCGCATATCAGGACTCGGTGACTTTACAGCAGACCGTATTTATTACAGGTGATTTAAAGGTTAGCGGCACCGCCTATGCCAACGGGGTTATTTTAACAAGCGACTACCGCATCAAAGACATTATAGAAACATTAGACGATTCCGCCGTATACTCAGTAGATGGGTTGAATCCAGTTAAGTATTTCAATAAAAAATCGGGAAAAGAGGAGGTCGGGTTTATCGCTCACGAGGTTCAGGAAGTCTTTCCTTGCCTTGTAACCGGCGAAAAAGATGGCTCTGATCTACAAACTCTGAATTATATCGGATTAATTGGCGTTCTAACAAAGGAAATACAGCTTTTGAAGGCGGCGGTAGCAGAACTTCAAAAGAAGCGTTAAATCAGATTTCTAAACTTTTTGGTTTGTTTTTTGTTTTTCGGTTTGGACAAGTATATTACCTTTCTAGTGCTATTTCCGCCCTTACTTCCCTTGTTTCGCTGTTCCTTTTCAAGCTGCGCAATTTCTTCCCGCTTTGCGTTGATTTCTTTAATAGTTTGCCGTTTAGTAGTAGCATTATCTGTATTACCTGCTATATTTCTTAAGGCTGTTATTTCACTTGTTAACTTAGTGATTCTATCTGTTGTTTCCTTTGTTTTTTTGGCCCGCGCTTCTTTATCCAATTCGGCTGTTAGTTCTCTTTTAAGATTCGCTAGCTCTTTTTGTTTTTCCCTAAGCCGGTTAATAAACCGCTGTCTATCGACAGCTAACGAACCAGGGTCTGGTTCTGCTAGGGCTGTTATCTCGCCTGATAACTGATTAATTCGAGCCAGTATCGCCACTTGTTTTTTGTCTTCTATTGATTTTCGTGATGTTTCCATTTGATTCGTTATTGCTTGTTTCGCTTCTTCATCGGCCTTTGCTTTTTGGGTTGCTTTTGTATCAGTTCGAATCTTTATGTTTTTCTGTATTGATTCTAAATTTACCCTTCTTGTTAGTTTACGCATTTGACTAGGTATTCCTCTTAGAGAATTAATTAGTGGATTTAATTGACCTAATTCGTTACAAATAGCGGTTGATGTAGCCTTTCTTGTTTGATTAATTCTTGGTCTTAGAATTATTGTCGATTCATTGAATGTTAGTTGTTTATATTGAGGGACAAAGTTGACAAAATTTAGTAACCGGTTAATAATAGTAGGGTTCAACTTTGTATAAAAAGTATTTAACCTTTCCAACGGTAAATGATTTAAGCTATTGCCTAATATTAGGTTACTTAAATTTTCAAGTATAATTGTTAAATAATTATACGCTTCGTTTATTATATTTTTTAGGTTAACTAAGGTATTAACTCGAAGATTTGGATTAAGTGTATTATTTTCCAATTTCTTTATTAGCGCGCGTTTCTTCTCAAATAGTTCATACGGTTTGATAATTTTAAAAAATGTCTTATTAAATGGTATTTCAAATAGTCTCATAGCAATTAGAGTTGCTTCTTTTAGCGCATTGATTTGCGGGGTTGCTGGTCCTGGGGGTACTGTTGCTGCTGCTGCTCCTGTTGGCGCTCCTGTTGCTCCTGGGGGTCCTGGGGGGCCTGTTCCTGATGCTGGTCCTGTTGCTGTTCCCGGTGCTGTTCCTGGTGCTTTTGTTGCCGGTGCTGCTGTTGTTGCTGGTACTTTTGCTGATCCAGTTCCTGTTGCTGGTACTTTCGCTGCTGTTGTTGCTGTTGGTCCTCTTACCGGGGTTCCTATTCCTGTTCCTGGTGCTGCCGCTGCTTCTTTTGCTGTTTCTAGCTTTAACATTCGGGTAATTAACACATAAGCTTTATCTATATATCCGCGATTTGTCTCAGTTAAACATTGTTCCCTTTTTTGTGTATATTTGTTATATAATTCTTTATATCTGTCTCCTAAATTACTAAAATTTTTTTGTCCTTTGTCAAATAACACGCTGAGTCCTAATATTTTGGCCGCTTCCTTTGTATTTGCTGGCGAAGTTATTCTGCAATTTTCTTCAATTGTTACAGGTGGTTCTTCTGCTGCAGCTGTTGGGGGTCCTAGGGGTACTGTTGCTGTTGGTCCTGGTGCTGTTGGTCCTAGGGGTACTGTTACTTCTGCTGCAGATTGTTTTCGCCTTTGTCTTGCTTTCGCTGCGGTTGCTGCTGCTGGTAGCAGTACCTTTTCATATAAAAAGGTAGTTCCGTTTCGCCTAACAAAGTCTGTATAATTATTAAAATCAATCGTATTTCCCGGCTTTTTAAACATTTCTGCGTTAGCACGGGGGGGAGCCTCATTAAATAATAGAGCAAAAGTCGCAAATTCTTCGTTTAATCTAGTTTTATTATATCCAAGTAAATAATTTTTTTTAAGAACAGTATTATAAATGGTTTTTAAAACATCTTTTTTATATTTTGGGGTAGTTTGATCCAATTTATTCATTTTTGCTGTAAAATCCGTTGTTATATTCTTTAAGATAACCTCTGTTTCCTCAGGGGTTCCTTGAAGCAATTCTTGAGTTTCAAAATTAGTTACCTGTGAATTATTATATATTTTATCAATACCCCCATTATCTTTAAATGTTACATAAACATAGTGTCCTTCATTTCCATTGCCAGAATGAACAATTATACCTTTTAAAACAAAAGATACATCATTTATTCGAATTACTGGATTTGCAGTAACTATATTAGTTTTTTTACCACCAGCATCTACTAATCTTGGATAATTTAAAATAATATATTTTTTATCCGGTGTATCAGGACGAACATCTCTAAAACTATCTACATTTAAAGATATCAAGTCTTGTAAATTTGTATTAGCATTAGCCGGATCTACTAATTGATGTACATAATATATACCACTATCATTATATGGATTACCGTAGATGAATCTATCAGCTATACCATTAGTTCCATTAAAAAAAGCATCGAGTCGTCCTGTTAGAATTTCTATTGGGTCTTGTTGTGCGTCAAGCTCTGCTGCTCCATCTGGAAGAATTTTTTTAATAAATGAATAATCAACATTTTCTAAAAATAATAGCTTATATACATCATCATCATATAGTTCCTGATATCGAGCAAATATGTTGCGTAACTGATTTATAGCCGGTGTCAACTGTCTCGGCCACCTTTCAGATAATATAGCTATTCTAAAATAGCACATTTGAAATAACATTTGAAATAACGCATTCAAATAACAGTTGTTAAAATATGGAGAATCGATGCCTACTAATGATGATTTTGGTTCTATACAATCCCTAATAAAGGGATTGTTTGCTGCTACTGCTTTTTCATTCGAAATATCCTGAAGTGCTGTGGGTCTCTCAGATGCTAAGTCTGCTGCTTCTGCTTCTGTTAAGTCTGCTGCTTCTGCTTCTGTTTCTGTTAAGTCTGCTGCATCTTCTTTTGTTAAAGTTGCTGTTGCTGGGTTTGCTGCTGTTGGTGGTCTTATTGTTGAGGAACTTAATTTTGCTTGAGTTAGTTCATTAGCTACATCCAAATTTCTGATATATTTATTATATAAAATTTGATTATTTTCTTTAACAAGTTCAGTACCGCACAAAGATTTTTTATTAGAATATGCTCTATATAATTCACCACGCGCGACTTTTATGTTTCCGAAAAAATCATTTTCACTTTCATTTATTCCCAAAGCTGTTAAGGCAGTTTGTATATCTGTTGGAGGATTATCTGAATCTAACGAAGCACATGTCTTAGAACTGTTATTAAGTATGGTTTTTTGGTTTTCTTCTATTAAGTTAGACAACTCTTCATCTTCTTCCATTATTGGTGGTAAATTAGTTTTTGGGGGTAAAATCGTATTAATATCAACCTGTGGTATCCCTAAGGCTATTCTATAGCTATTTGCTTGGTTATTATGATTAATTATCCTTTGTTTTATCCTTTGTTTTATCCTTTGTTTTATTTCATTTATCGGAGTCTTTTTTAATAAGTTGATTTCATTAATTATAGCGGATTCTCGTCGTTTGATTTCTTTTAAATTTTGTATTTTTTGTTTATCTGACATATATAATATAGTTAAATTGTTATTTATCTAGAAACTTGTCCTAAGAAACCTTAAAAACTTTAATATAGATTATTTATATGATTATTATCTTTCTTTTAATAATAATAATATGTCTTCTAATAGCTATAAACAATTTTAACATTTACGATGCTTTTACTAACAATAAGCAGGGTCAAAATCAAAATGGTCAAAAGGGTCAAAATGTTGTCTTAATCGGTGACAGTATGTTAAACAATTCCGCCTTCGTCGACCAGGGTCAATCTGTCGCCGACATTTTAAGCAATAAATTAGCAGGAAGCGCCATCGTTTATAATTTCGCTAAAGATGGCGCCACTATCGCCGATTGCTATGCGCAATTAGATAAAATATCATCGGTTACAAAATCCACCATTTTTGTTTCCTGTGGCGGCAACAATATCTTGAACCGTCGCCAAAGAGTGGATTCCGACTATGTCAATAATTTATTCGAGCAATACAGCGAGTTCATCCAATCTGTCAAAACCGTTGTATCTAGCGCTAAATCGAACATATATGTCCTAAATCTTTATACTCCTGCTAGCGGTCACTACACTTCATATCATTCCGCGATTGAACAATGGAACCAATTAATAGACGATAACGCTTCTAGATTAGGTTACACTGTAATAAAAACGAGCAATTTATTGACGCTAGATGAGGATTTTGTATACGGAATCGAGCCCTCTTATAAAGGCGGGAAACAACTGGCCTCTAAACTGTTTTGCATAATTTCTGGTTAACTGTGTGGTTAACTGCGTGGTTAACTGCGTGGTTAACTGTGTGGTTAGATTCGGTAATAAACCAACATCTGATATCCGCTTCGTAGATTCCATTCTAGCAGTTTGTCTTTATTATCAGTCGATCCTTCGTATTTCCACACAAAATCTCTATTTAAATTCTTCTTCCACGATATCGGCACAAGACGATGAAAACTCATGCCATCGTAACCGTATTCCTTCTTTTCGCATGTTAAAAGGGAACTAAAATGGTCTCCTTTGGTGTTTCTTATGATGACACTATCTAGCGCATATTTAGTGCCATCTGGTAATGTGAACTTGTTCACTTTGTTATCTGTTGCCCTTGATTCGCTATCAAAGAATTCTAAAATGATAATGTGGGGGTTTTCTGAGGCTGAGGCTGCTTCTTTAAGCTTGCTGAGTAATTGTTTTTTCCACATAGCATTACAAGACGAAATATATGCCAATTGTATCGATTTATCGTGTAAATAGTATATTAAGCTACCATAGTATCGTATCGGATTTCCGGCCTCTTTTATGTTAGTTATATAAGGCAATGCTTCCTTGAAGGAAGAAGGAATATTTTTATATATATCTTTGATGATGACATTAGTATCCATTTTATATGCGAATTCGTTGCCGGTGAGACATGCCTCGATAGCATAGTTAAGCAGCGCGAGACCATTTTTCAGTTTTTTAGGGATTGAGTTGTGATTATCAGCAGTTTCGCCTTTAATCATCAATTGTCTGAAAAAATGGAAGAATTTACGACCCTTATCACTAACAAAGAGGGTAACAAACATGGTATTGAACCAACAATTACCTAGAGCCTGAACTGGGGTGATTATATTTTTCGGGTCTAGGTGTTTATTTGCGGACAGATTATTTAACAAAAAATCTTTCGCTTTGCTAGAAGAATATGGGTAACATTGATTGTTTATACTGATTTCGATCGGTTCTAACCCTTTAAAAGCGAAGGCTTTGTTAGTATTACAGTTTACAAGGGATTGTCTGCTAATGGAATTAAGCTCGACCAACAGTTTATTAATAGAAGGGCTATAAGATTCCCGCGTTGGTTCTAAATTATTTAGTTCGGTGTTTATTTGTTGGCTGAGTTCGTTGATTTGTTGTGGCGTTGTCGTTTTTAGAAATAATCCTTGAGCTCGGTCTTTGCGTCTTGTTTTTCGTTTTTTTGGTTTGCTTGTTCTATTTGTTTTGTTTGTTCTATTTGTCATTATATTATATCGATAAAATAAGTATTTAAAGATATAATACAAAACTAATATTGATTCAATATGTGTAAATGTGTATATGTGTAAATATTTAAATCTATTAGTAATATAATGGGCGCATCCATATTACCAGTCACCATCTATAAAGGCAAATTGTATTTCCTCTTCGGCAAAGAGCGACCAGATGATGACAACCCCGGTTGGTCCGACTTTGGCGGCGGCACTGATGCCAACGAGAGCTATATTCAGACGGCAATTAGAGAAGGCGGCGAGGAATTAACTGGATTTCTGGGCACCGATGCCGATGTCAAACATTTACTTGGCACGCACGGCACATTTAATGTCGATTTTAAGAGCGACGGGCACGGTATTTATCGCGTCCATATCTTTCCTTTAGAACATGACCCTAAGTTGCCTCATTATTACAACAACAATCAACGATTTCTTCAAAAAAGACTGGACCCTAAAATCATAAGAGACAGTAAGATATTCGAAAAACAACAAATTCGCTGGTTTTCCGTAAATGATATTATAAGAATGAAAAAGAGGAAAGAATTCCGCTCCTTTTATCAGAAGGTGATTGAGCTTATTCTAGCCAAGAGGGCAGGGATTGACGCTTTTATTAAAAAAGCGCTTCTAAGAACTGGGACAAAAACCAGACATTTTAGAAGCAAAAGCAATAAGACCAGACGAAAACAGTAATGTATTATTTTGGATGCCATTCCGCATGACGAATTAAATTGGAATTATACAGATTTGTTAGATGGTCGGCTATTTTAAGCAAATTGAGTTCAAATAGTATCTCTTTGTCTTTATACACGCCGAATTTCCATTCGCCAAAGTTCGCGGAAATCAATGTAAAATCGTCGAATGATAACGAATCATTGTATAACAACGCATCTTCTTCTTCGAAATCAGGGACATCGTCTGTTAAAATCGTTTTTAGGATGGCGTCTGGTCTGGTTGGCCCTGGATAGCAGTCGATGGTTAGGTAATGGGTTTTGCTAATTGGTCTTTCGTTTTCGGACATTTATTTATAAATTCCGACAATGTCTTTAAATCCTTTTTATAAGGTATAATAAGGTATATCAAGTATCTATTTGTTCTGCTGATATTATATACAATGGATCTATTCTATTCTCTCTGGTTCATGATGATCAGCAGTTTTTTTATCCAATTCATCGTAATGAGCCTTATCATGACCAACACCGCTAGCAATATCACCTTTAGTATGGGCAAATTCTACATGTCTTGTATCATGGCCCTACTTATGGGGGTAATAGAAGTAGGGATGAATGATTATCACATGTTATATTTCTCATCGATTTATCATTTATCTCTGTCTTATTATTTGTCGCTCGGGCTCGCTCTCGCCGCGTTCGTGTATTTATACCGCAATCAAATGTATATCGATGATGCCGATTATTTGAAAGAGATGATCGAACATCACTCTATGGCCGTGTTAACAAGTGACCAGATTTTAGAAAAAACAAGGTCTGAGCGGGTTCAAAAGTTGGCCGAAAATATCGCCTCTACACAATCAGCGGAAATCAACTATATGAAACAATTGGTCGAGACGCTTTAGGTTTCATTTATTAAACTTTCATAGATTTCCTTTGCTAAATCATCGCCAAATATGATTTCGGGGCTAGTAGCCCACTCGCTGTATGCTTTTGCTTTTGTTGTCGGCCTTTCTAGCGCTAGAAGCTGCTTTAACGCCTTCATTCGCCTAAGTAGTGGAGCCATTTTTGCCGGCAACTTGCGCGACAATTGTTTCCAACGCCATTCGAATTGTAGCGCCGCTTGCCAGTCTGGGAATCCTTGGACATACGCTGCTCTGATCCATACATTACCCTTTAATACCTTGATACTGGTAGCGGTTGCGCCTCCTTTTATTTCTTTATTGTGTTGCCGTAAGCGTCGGTCCAGGTCAACCGTGGCGCCAACATAGGTAGCGTCTCTATGAGGAGTCGCTAGCAAAAGATATACATATGACATGCTATTATAGTATGTCATATGTATTTATTATTATGTATTTATTATTATGTATTATTATTATGTATTATTATTATGTATTATTATTATGTATTATTATTATGTCCATATAATTTAATATGGACAATAATACTAAATTGGGTACTAATGCTTTAAGTGCTAAACCTAGGGGTAATAATAATACAGGCATTGGAACCAATTCACTTCAACGCAATACTACTGGAAATAACAACACTGCTTTAGGAGTCAATTCTCAAAATAATATACTTACTGGGGTTAATAATGTTAGTGTCGGCGCTGTAACTTTAACCGACGCAACCGCTACAGCGGCTAGCGCGAATACTGCTATTGGGACGAGTTCATTGCGATTAAATAGTGGTAATTCTAATACGGCGATTGGATTTAATTCTGGTGCGGCAAATTCAGGAAATTATAATACCTTTTTAGGCACTGGAACCTCGAGCACAAGTAATTCGAATACAAATTCTACCGCAATTGGTTACAGGGCGCAAATAACCAGCTCCAATCAAATTGTTTTAGGCGGACCTAACACATCAGCTGTCGTGATAGCTGGTTTATTACAGTTTCCTGATGGCACAACTCAAATCACTAGCGCTAATGGGTCACAAGGGTTAACTGGGTCTCAAGGACTTACAGGGGAGCAAGGACTTACCGGATCGCAAGGACTTACAGGGGAGCAAGGGTTAACTGGGTCACAAGGGTTAACTGGGTCACAAGGACTTACAGGGGAGCAAGGACTTACAGGGGAGCAAGGGTTAACTGGGTCACAAGGACTTACAGGGGAGCAAGGGTTAACTGGGTCACAAGGACTTACAGGGGAGCAAGGACTTATCGGAACACAAGGGGTTCAAGGGTTAACTGGGTCACAAGGGTTAACTGGGTCACAAGGACTTACAGGGGAGCAAGGACTTACAGGGGAGCAAGGGTTAACTGGGTCGCAAGGACTTACCGGATCGCAAGGACTTACCGGATCGCAAGGACTTACCGGATCGCAAGGACTTATCGGAACACAAGGGGTTCAAGGGTTTACCGGGTCACAAGGGCTTACAGGGGAGCAAGGGTTAACTGGGTCACAAGGACTTACAGGGGAGCAAGGGTTAACTGGGTCACAAGGACTTACAGGGGATCAAGGACTTATCGGAACACAAGGGGATCAAGGGGATCAAGGGTTTCAAGGACTTCAAGGGCTTCAAGGACTTCAAGGACTTCAAGGACTTCAAGGACTTATCGGAACACAAGGGCTTCAAGGGTCACAAGGACTTCAAGGGCTTATCGGGTCACAAGGGTTTACCGGATCACAAGGACTTCAAGGGCTTCAAGGACTTATAGGGTCACAAGGGTTTACCGGATCACAAGGGCTTATCGGGTCACAAGGGGATCAAGGGTCACAAGGACTTCAAGGGCTTATCGGGTCACAAGGACTTCAAGGACTTCAAGGGATTCAAGGGATTCAAGGGCTTATCGGGTCACAAGGGTTTACCGGAACACAAGGGCTTATCGGGTCACAAGGGGATCAAGGACTTATCGGAACACAGGGACTTCAAGGGTCACAAGGGTTTACCGGAACACAAGGACTTCAAGGGCTTCAAGGGTTTCAAGGGTTTACCGGGTCACAGGGACTTCAAGGACTTCAAGGGTTTCAAGGGTTTACCGGATCGCAAGGGCTTATCGGGTCACAAGGGCTTATCGGGTCACAAGGGTTTATCGGATCACAAGGACTTCAAGGGCTTCAAGGGTTTCAAGGGTTTCAAGGACTTATTGGGTCACAAGGGTTTACCGGATCGCAAGGGCTTATCGGACTTATTGGGTCACAAGGGTTTATCGGATCACAAGGGCTTATCGGACTTATCGGACTTACCGGATCACAAGGGCTTACCGGATCACAAGGGCTTACCGGATCACAAGGACTTACCGGGTCACAAGGGTTTACCGGGTCACAAGGGCTTACCGGAACAAAAGGACTTAATGGATTGCAAGGATTTGCTGGAGCACAAGGATTAACGGGAGCACAAGGATTAACGGGAGCACAAGGAATGGTCGGTTCTTTGTCGACAATTACGGATGCTCTTATTAATGGTGTAAAAGTTGGAACCGGGGGGGCAATTAATTCAACATTAATGGGTGCTGGCGCTGGAAATGTTGGTCTTAATATAGGAACATCAAATACAATTTTTGGTAGTATAAGTGGCACTGCTCTAACAACCGGAAGTAATAATGTTGTTGTAGGATATAAATCTGGTCAATCAATTACTATCCAAAGTAGTAATACTTGTTTGGGTAATAACTCTGATTGTGCTGGCGCTGTTTTTAGTGGAACTGCTATTGGTAATAATGCTCTTTGTGTTACTAGTAATACAATTCAATTAGGAACTACTATGGACAATGTCAATTGTCCTAATACTTTATCTGTAACCAATACAGCGAGAATAGGAAATTTAACTTTATCGAATACAACTGCGTCGGGTGGGATAATATTATCTACTGCTGCTAGTAATACTGGTAGTATTAGTATTGCTCCAAAAGGTATTTCTGCTGTGAATATTGACTATAACGGTGTTTGTAAATTTACTAACGGTATTCAAAGAAGTGGCGCTATAGTAGTTAATCAAATAACCCCCTATATTATCCAATCACCAATTAGCGATTACTATATATTTACCAATACTGTTTCTATTGGTATTATTCTTCCAATCGCTTCTATAGCATATTCTGGACAAGTTATCAATTTTAGAAGAAAGGCTACTGGTGTTGGAGGAACTGTTTCTCAAAACCCTTTATGTAATAATTTATTTGCTTATGATACTGTAACTGCTGCTACTAATATTGTATTGAGTGCTACTTATTTTAATACTACCTTTTGGTGTGATGGCGACAGTTGGTATCAATCGGCTCTAAATTAAAGGGCTCTAAATTAAAGGGCTCTAAATTAATCTAATTAGTTTATATAAAAATATTTTTATATAAATATATAATATATGACTGATGTACAAGGATCGCAAGGCAATACTGGACCTAAAGGCGATACTGGACCTAAAGGCGATGCTGGATATAATGGGTCGGCAGGTTCTCGAGGTGCTGTTGGAGTTCAGGGCGTGAGAGGAGCTACCGGAGCTCAGGGAGCAACGGGTGCGCAAGGGTCGACCGGTGCTCAAGGTGCTCAGGGTGCTCAAGGTGATCAGGGTGTTACTGGGTCTCAAGGGGCAACAGGTGCTCAGGGTGCTCAAGGTGATCAGGGTGTTACTGGGTCTCAAGGCGTTTCAGGGCTTTCCGCAAAAATCAAAATAGCACAAACAACCCCAACATGGACAACTACGATGGATAAATTTACTTACAGTTCTCCTGCGGGAGCCATCAATTTTTCCATGGAAGTGAGTGAAGAGTGGGGATGGGGACTTGCGTCTAGTCTATTTCTTTCCGATGATGGAAAGGTTACGTACACTATGAGTTACGCATATCAAAGCAAACTATTTATCAGTAGACAAGCATTACAAAATGGTAGTTGGCAAACTACAACAACAGAAGTTACATCAAATCCATTGTTTACATCAAATAATGGTTTTTTTACATGGATAAAGGCGTTGTCAGACGATGGTAACACATTAGTCGTGGGGTTGGCTCCATATTCATATACGCCCGATAAACCACAGTTTTGTAGGGTTTTATCTTATTCGAATGGAACTTACACTGGCGTTGGAGGCCTCGTACAACTCGTCGTTCAATCCAATTTCAGTTTAGGTTCGAATTTAGTTAACATATCTCGTGCGTTTTTATCACAGAACAATGATAGATTACTTTTGTTTTCAGAAGGTGGGATAAATACTTATGTTTTAGTGAACGGTGCATGGACATTGTTGACAGCTTCTTCCGACATATTACCAACCCACTTTAAGAACGCACAGTGGGTTCGAGCAGAAGTTCAATCGTGTGTATCAAGAAATGGTAATTGGATGGCGTTAACCAGATATCAGGAAGATATCGCGATAGTACTACAAATAGATATTTTTTCATTTGTACAAAACACTTGGCAAAAGATTGGTTCTATTAACAGACAAGATGGGCTACGTCTTAGTATATCTGATGACGGTAATACTGTCGTGGTCCAGGACCAACCGAGCGTCTATCCTACTCTGTATAGATACGAATTCAATGGTTCTGTTTATACTTTAACAAATACATTTATCACACCATTTGGTTCAGGTAATTATCCAGCTCCAAAGTTCTCATCTAATTGCAATAAGCTCGCCGTTGCAACGATGTATTTTGACTTAAATTGGAACGTGATTCCTGGACAACCAATTCTAGTATACGAATTTGTTAACGGAGCATGGGCTAAAGTTACCATGCCGACAAATATAATACCCATAGTCGCTGACACAGCTACATTTGCCCTCGTTATACAACTTTCTTCAGATGGAACTACTATCCTTAACACCGTCAAAAGTGGTACTATTTACCTTCTTTCTACTAATAGCGTATACAGTTGCGCTATATCTTATGATCCAAATACTATGTACCTTGAGATGACCCCAGGTGCGACCACAGTTAAGTCTCTCGCCATTACTGACGAAACTAATACAATTTACACTGCGCAAGTTCAGGGCGTTACTGGGTCTCAAGGGGCAACAGGTGCTCAGGGGGCTCAAGGGGCGACAGGTGCTCAGGGGGCTCAAGGGGCTCAGGGGGCTCAAGGGGCGACAGGTGCTCAGGGGGCTCAAGGGGCTCAGGGGGCTCAAGGGACTACAGGTGCTCAGGGTGCTCAAGGGGCTCAGGGTGCTCAAGGGGCTACAGGGTTTCAGGGGGCTCAAGGGGCTCAAGGGGCTACAGGGTTTCAGGGGGCGACCGGAACTTTTGACTCGAATACTTTAGCCATTTTTTCCAAATTCGGTACAACTTTAAGTAATTTTGGTGATACTTGGACAGCGAAAGCAAATCAATTAAGTTGGAAGTCAGTTGCTGTTTCCGCATCGGGACAATATCAAACTGCTGTCGTGAGTAATGGTTATATTTATATTTCTAATAATTTTGGTGCTAATTGGACATCAACAGCGTCTTCATTAAATTGGTGGTCGGTTGCGATGTCCGCATCGGGACAATATCAAACCGCTGTCGTGTATGGCGGACAAATTTACATTTCTAATAATTTTGGTAATACTTGGACAGCAAAAGCGTCTTCATTAAATTGGTGTTCGGTTGCGATGTCCGCATCGGGACAATATCAAACCGCTGCCATAAATGGCGGACAAATTTATATTTCTAATGATTTTGGTGCTAATTGGACAGCAATAACGTCTTCATTAAATTGTTGGTCGGTTGCGATGTCCGCATCGGGACAATATCAAACCGCTGCCGTGAATGGCGGTTATATGTATATTTCTAATGATTTTGGTGCTAATTGGACAGCAAAAGCGTCTTTATTAAATTGGTCTTCGGTTGCGATGTCCGCATCGGGACAATATCAAACCGCTGTCGTGTCTGGCGGTTATCATTATATTTCTAATGATTTCGGTAATACTTGGATATCAAAACCTATACAAGGGGGGAAACCATGGGTTTCTGTATCACTATCGACAACCGGTCAATATCAAACCGCTCTCGTGTCTAGTGGTAATATTTGGATTTCCATTGATTTTGGTAATAATTGGGCAGCAAGAGAGACTTCACGGAATTGGAGGTCAGTTGCGATGTCCGCATCGGGACAATATCAAATCGCTGCCGTGGATGGCGATTATATTTATGTATCTGTTTCGTCTTATGGAACCAATGGGGCTCAAGGGGCTACAGGGTTTCAGGGGGCTACAGGGTTTCAGGGGGCTCAAGGGGCTACAGGGTTTCAGGGGACTCAAGGGGCGACAGGGTTTCAGGGGGCTCAAGGGGCTACTGGGTTTCAGGGGGCTCAAGGGGCGACTGGATCTCAGGGTTCTACGGGGTTTCAGGGGGCTCAAGGGGTTACAGGGTTTCAGGGGGCTCAAGGGGCTACCGGGTTTCAGGGGACTCAAGGGGCTACTGGGTTTCAGGGGGCTCAAGGGGCTACCGGGTTTCAGGGGACTCAAGGGGCTACTGGGTTTCAGGGGGCTCGAGGCGCGACAGGGTTTCAGGGGGCTCAGGGTGCGACAGGGGCTCAAGGAACTCAAGGCGCGACGGGAACTTTTAACTTGAACGATTTTTCCAAATTCGGTACAATTATAAGTAATTTTGGTGATACTTGGACAGCAAAAGCACTAACTTCAAATAATTGGAGGTCAATATCATTATCTACAACTGGTCAGTTCCAAACCGCGGTTTCGTACAATAATTTAATATATACTTCCAATAATTTTGGTGATACTTGGACAGCAAGATCGAACACATTAGGATGGGTTTCGGTTGCCATATCGGGTTCCGGTCAGTACCAAACCGCTGTCGCTTATGGTGGTAATATTTATACTGCCAATGATTTTGGTATTAATTGGACAGCAAAAGCGTCTTCATTAAATTGGTATTCAGTTGCCATATCGGGTTCCGGTCAGTACCAAACCGCGGGCGTGGATAACGGTAATATTTATACTTCCAATGATTTTGGTATTAATTGGGTAGCAATAGCATTGGTGAAAAGCTGGATTTCAGTATCACTATCGACAACCGGTCAGTACCAAACCGCTGTCGCTTATAACAGTAATATTTACACATCTAATGATTTTGGTATTAATTGGGTAGAAAAAGCGATTATATTAAATTGGTATTCAGTTGCCATATCGGGTTCCGGTCAGTACCAAACCGCTGTCGTGAATTTTGGTAATATTTATACTTCCAATGATTTTGGTATTAATTGGGTAGCAATAGCATTGGTGAAAAGATGGGTTTCTGTATCACTATCGACATCTGGTCAGTACCAAACCGCTGCCGTTAATGGCGGACAACTTTACACATCTAATGATTTTGGTGTTAATTGGATGTCAAAAGGGCCTTCATTAAGTTGGTATTCAGTTGCCATATCGGGCTCGGGGCAGTATCAAGCCGCATGTCCACAGTATGATAATATTTATACATGTGTTTCGTCTAACGCGACTTCTATCTCTGATAGCAATGTAGACGCACTATGTTATCCCACTTTTGTTAGTTCCGTCGGTATGAATAACAACTTGTTGGCCGATACAATAACTGGACCCCTTACTTATAATCCTTATAATTGCGAATTGTCTCTTGGAGCAACCGCTGCGGCCCTTGCCGTAGGGACATCTACAGGAACTCTCAAATTAGGGGGTGCCAGTGGTGGAAGTATTGTGAATCCCAATGGAAGCATTACTATAACTCCTCCAACCGCCGCGACAGGTTTAAATGGGTTAAGTTGCGAATCCGCGATGTTTGGTCGTAATGATATTGGAGCAAATACTTTCAACGGCACTTTGAGTTATACTCGTCATCCAATTGGGTGGACAATTCGTGTATCAAAGACATTTTCTCCTCCTATTACTGCTACAGTATATGACATTATTGCGGAGACTTCCACAACTGATTTTACCTCATTGTCCAATGGGGTTTGGTGTATTTCAGTTAATTTTAATAATTTATTAGGTTTAGGAAATATGGGATATTTAGTTGGGTTTTATGGTTCTCTGATCGGGGCAACTGCTATAAACGGTAGCATCTCAGACACTCTTCCGACTAATAGTAATCCCGACGTTTTACAATTATTAGCTGTCAGTGGTCTTGCAAATTGTGGTATGTCGTACCCCATTTTAATGGTAAGAACTACCGGAAATAGAACAACCCAAATTAGTATTAAATTATATTGTCAATTTTCGATTCAACCAATATTAAGATTCAATATATCTGCTACTAAAATCGCTTAATATATAAGTTTTTTCACACATTATTATGCTAATGCTTTGAAATTTATTTTAGGTGAGTTAAATTAGATATGACATGATAATATATATATAATCTTTTTATATATATATGACTGATGTACAAGGAGCGCAAGGCGATACTGGAGCGCAAGGCGATACTGGAGCGCAAGGCGATACTGGAGCGCAAGGCGATACTGGAGCAAGAGGGTTGATGGGATATAATGGTTCTGTAGGAGGTCGAGGGGCTCAGGGGGCGACAGGTAATCAAGGATCACAAGGATCACAGGGCGCGACTGGGTTTCAAGGGGCTCAGGGGGTTCAGGGGTTAGAAGGGACTCAAGGAACGCAGGGGGCTACAGGGTTTCAAGGTGCTCAAGGTGCGACTGGATCTCAGGGTTCTACGGGGTTTCAGGGGGCTCAAGGAGCGACAGGTGCTCAGGGGGCTACAGGGTTTCAGGGGGCTCAAGGTGCGACTGGATCTCAGGGTTCTACAGGGTTTCAGGGGGCTCAAGGTGCGACTGGATCTCAGGGTTCTACGGGGTTTCAGGGGGCTCAAG